ATCACCCTTGGCACTCTGACGACTTCAGCCACTGGCACGTTACCGATTACGGCTGATTCTACGATCACCCTTGGCACTCTGACGACTTCAGCCACTGGCACGTTACCGATTACGGCTGATTCTACGATCACCCTTGGCACTCTGACGACTTCAGCCACTGGCACGTTACCGATTACGGCTGATTCTACGGTCACCCTCGGCGCTCTAACGACTTCAGCAACTGGTGCACTACCGATTACGGCTGATTCTACGGTCACCCTCGGCGCTCTAACGACTTCAGCTACGGGTACATTGCCAATTACGGCTGATTCTACCATTACCCTTGGCGCATTGACGCTATCGTCTACTGGTGTGATTGGAGATGTCCCGATTCTCGGTACTGCGTCAATAACTCTCGGCGCATTGACAACTTCAGCCACGGGTATATTGCCAATTACGGCTGACTCTACGGTCACTCTTGGTGCACTGACAACTTCAGCAACTGGCACGCTACCGATTACGGCTGACTCTACGATTACCCTTGGGGCACTAACACTTAATGCAAGTGAAGCTGCCCTACCCCCAAACTGGTTATACTATAAAACTATAACAGTTGATAATACACTTGTACCGTCAACACAGACAGATTATCCCATGCTTGTCTCTATTGTGGATACAGATGTGGGTAGTAGTGCACAGTCAAGCGGTAATGATATTGCTTTTTTTGAAACAGATGGGATCACAAAGCTTTCTCATGAAATAGAGTCGTATGATAGCGGGACAGGCACACTTGTCGCATGGGTTAAGATACCATCTCTGACATCGTCAGTTGATAAAGTTATTCGGATGTACTATGGCGATGCAACGATCGGCTCACAGGCTAATAGTGAAGGTGTGTGGACGACTGATTTTGTGATGGTTCAGCACATGAATCAGGATCCATCTGGTGGTGCGCCGCAAATGTTGGACTCGACGTCAAATTCCAATGACGGCACGAGTTCTGGAACCATGTTGACTGAAGACCTTTTAAGCAGCCAAATCGGTAGTGGAATTGCCTTTGACGGAACAGATGACGTTATTGATTGCGGTGCTGTAACCATTGGCACAGGAGACTTTACAGCCTCTTTTTGGGTAGATATGGCAACGGCCACTGGGCAAGATTGTTGGCTTGCAGATAGAGCACTCGGCGCACTTGGCGCAGTCCCCGGTTTCTTTATTGGGACTGGAGGGACTGGCTCGACCGGTAAAATGGAGATTGTGCTAGAGGCCACGACTGGTGCCCTAAAGCAGTATCAAGACCCATCTCTTGCATACACGGTTGAAGAGGGGTATTTCTTATACAGTTTTACATGGGACAATAGCGCAGACGCTCTTGTTATTTATAAAAATGGCACTAACACCACAGCAGACTATACGAAAATAACCGACACAAGTTTAGTTGGTTTAGACCTTACCGCTACGACTGATTTAAGAATTGGTTCACGCCCTGGCACAACGACTCGATGTACAAATGGCGTGTTCGATGAAGTCCGCATCAGCAACGTTGTTCGTAGCGCAGACTGGAACATTACCGACTACAATTCTCAGTCTGACCCCGGCGCATTCCTAACAGTGGGTAGTGAACAGCTTGCGCGGACAGGTAATGCCCAAATTACCCTTGGTGCATTAAGTACTTCAGCAACCGGTACATTACCGATTGTTGGCACAAGTACTATAACTCTAGGTGCCCTAACAACTTCAGCAACTGGTGCACTCCCGATTACAGCTGATTCTACGGTCACTCTTGGTGCCCTGAGTACTTCGGCAGTTGGTGCGCTACGAATCGCGGGCGTTGCTACCATTACACTTGATGGAATAACAATCAATACCGGTACCCCACCGTTTTCTTGGGAAACCCGGCTTGACGCAACCTTTTCATGGTATCAACGGACAGGGATAACTCAAACCATACGAATTGAGAATCGATCAGCAGTATCAACATATGGTGAACCGACTTATGATGACTCTGTAACTGTGAATGCCTTTATTTTCCCTACCCATTTAGATGTGCATGATAGTAGTGGTCGAACAGTGAGATCATCAGGGCATGCCATTATGTCACATGATACGGTAGTGGAAGCTGGGGATCGTTTAACATTATCAAATGGGACTGTTGTGTTGCCGATTAAAATTGATGTGTTATACAATCCTCGTAATAGTTTGATTTTACAAAAGGTTTTCTTCTAGGAGGCGTTATGGCGTTTGATCCTGACAGCGTGGTTGATTTGATTTCTGAGGGTTGGACGCAGTTTATTGTCATTCATAGCAATATTGGTAATACGAGTACCTGGCTATCAGAACATGCACAACGTGCAGTTAACGCATTCTCGCTTGAATTCCCTGCCACCTTATTTGAAGCAGTTTCGATTACGGATGCCAACACCGCACCAGTACCATCTGGGTGGGTTCAAGGGTTCTCAACGATATGCCGGATTGAATACCCCACTGGCAACCGCCCACTTGTGTTTGTTCATCCTAAGACGTATCGGGTTTACCCTAGTGCAACCGTAGACATACTTGATTTTGATCAAACTCTAGTGCCCGCCGCTAGTATGAATGTGACCTATACGGGCGTCCATACCTGGGTGTCCGATCCATGCACGTTGTCAGATGTTTATGTGCCAGTGGTTCGGGTGCTTACTGCGTCTATGGTGGCTGAAGCAATCGCCAGTTTTTACAATGATATTCCTCCGATACCAGCAACCAACAACGTGGGACAAGGCGAATCCCCAGCGGCAAAATGGCGCGAAACCTCGGAGCGGTTAGGCATGGTTTACCAAAAGCATATTGATCGACTCTTTACCAAGGTCAATCAGATGAATGTTGTCGTAGGGTAATAAAACGTGGGTTACCAACACTCTAGTTTGAGCTTATCTGAGAAGCAAGCAGAATTTGTCCGTCAACTCCCATTATGTGGCTTTGATCCTGTAAAGGCTTACAATGAAGCGGGTTATACGGAAGTCAGTGAAAAGCGTGCCCAACAGATCGCGAATAATCTACTACAACAAGATAAGATACGCGAAGCCCTTGCCGCTTCCTGGCACGGACACAACGGAAACAGCGGTGAGCTAACAGTACCACGGGTATTAAAAGAAATTGCCCGAATCGCGTTTGCGGACATGCGCGAGATTTTGGATTGGGAAAAAGGCGCACTTCAGTTTCGACCGGCACGAGAGATGAGTGATGACGCAGTGGCGGCGATCGCGAGTGTGGTCATTACGGACAAGCCAAGTGGAACGCGGACGGTATCGGTTCGGACATGGGATAAGTTGAAGGCGTTGGACATGGCGGCACGTCATCTGGGGATGTACGAAAAGGATAATGTCCATACATTAGAGGTAAACTACACGACTGAGTTACCAGCTAAGGCGTCTAGTGTCGCTGAATGGTCAGCAGCGAATTCGATTGAGACTGAATCACGGGAGATAGTGGATTGAGTACCGTAATGGAGCCAACCACAAAAGTTGTATGGACTCCCATGCCACGTCAACACTCGTTTGTCTCGTATCCCGGTCCAGATGCGTTATTTGGTGGCGCTCGTGGTGGGGGCAAGTCGGATGCTTTGCTTGGTGATATCGCGGCTCATATCGCGGCTTATCCAGACTCTGCAAGATGTTTACTGGTTCGGCGATCATACCCTGAACTAGAAGAACTGATCGAGCGCTCTCGTGCCATCTTCCCATACGTGGCATCGGGCGGGCATTTTAACCACACTGAAAAGACATGGCGCTGGCAAAATGGCGCTATCTTTCGGATGCGGCATTTGCAGTCGGTTAAAGATGCCTCACTACAGCAAGGGTTTAGTTACTCACTCGTGGCTGTCGATGAACTCACTCAGTGGCCGGATTCCCGCGCGATCGATATGCTGCGTGCTACTTTGAGATCGTCTGCCGGTATTCCCACCTATTTCAGAGCCACAGCAAACCCTGGGGGTGTTGGGCATCAGTGGGTCAAAGCCCGGTATATCGACCCTGCCCCACCGTTTACGCCATTTACCTCAGTCGATACCATTGGTAATATTGAGATTAAGGTGGAACGGGTTTACATCCCCTCGACGTTGGATCAGAATCTAATCCTGATGGCAAACGATCCTCTGTATTGGGAGCGGATCGTGGCATCGGCTGCTGGCAATGAATCATTACTAAGGGCTTGGCGTTACGGCGACTGGGACATTGCAGAGGGTGCGGCATTTGCGGATGTGTGGGATCCTCAGACGCATATTCTAACGCCGTTCGTACCACCGTCTAGTTGGGCGTTCTTCCGGTCATTTGACTACGGCAGCTCTGCCCCGTTCTCTGTGGGATTTTGGGCGGTAAGTAATGGTGAAGAAACGAGCGACGGGCGCTACTTTCCACCGCATACCATGATCCGAATCGGCGAGTTGTATGGCTGGAATGGCAAATCTAATGAGGGGCTGCGCTTATCATACAATGAGATGGGGCGCATGATCCGGGATGCTGAAGAGCAGGTGTGTAATCTGTACGGGATTGCTCAGATGAAACCGGGCCCGGCTGATAACCAAATATTTGATGTAACCAACGGATCCACGATAGAGGACGGCTTAGGTATGCGCTGGGAACGATCGAGTAAAGGTCCAGGAAGTCGAGCAACCGGATTGGTCAATATGCGATCGCGGTTTTACAATGCGTTACATTCACCGAATGAGGGTCCGGGGCTGTATGTATTCGATACGTGTCGGCAGTTTGTGCGGACGATACCGGTGTTGCCGTTGAACGAAAAGAACAACATGGACGTGGATACCGATTCAGAGGATCATATTTACGATGAAACCCGGTACGCTATTAGTGGGTACGAACCGCCAACCGTAGCCAAGGTTAGAGCATTAGGATTCTAAAACATGCAAAACAGTCGGCATCCTGACTACACCAAACGCTACCAACAGTGGATAAAATGCCGCGATAGCGTCAATGGTCAAACTGCAATCAAAGAGAAGCGCACCACCTATTTGCGTGCGCCGTCAGGTATGCCGGACTATTACGCGGGTACTCTTCAGTATACCGACTCTACGCCATCTGTTTACAGTAACATAGCAGAAAACGACTATGACACGTATCTCGACTTTGCCGACTGGTTTGGCGCGGCTGAACGGACGGTTGAGGGCTTTCTAGGGTTGATTTTTCGTAAGCCGGTAGAGATCGAAATGCCGGAAGAGTGGCGGGCACGGGTTGATCCTCACTTGTCAGATATTACTAACACTGGATTGCCTCTCGATGCGTTTTGCGCCGAAGTTATGAAACAGATGCTCACGACTTCCCGCGTCGGTATCATGGTGGATCAACCGGATAGTCGAACGCCAGCTGATCAGCGCCGACCACATTGGAAAAGCGTACCGGCTGAATCTATCATTAATTGGGATCGTACCGACCGGTTGGGACTTCCGATCCTCACTCGCGTGATCTTGGAAGAAGAGCGGATCATGCCTAAGAAGGATGACCCCTACGAAAAGGAAGTCAGTACCATCTGGCAAGAGTTAGTCATTACAGAGATGCCGGTCGTAAATGTGGGTAATCAATCGGTGACAGCCCCAAGATATGCGGTTGTAACCTGGACAAAGAATCAAAGCGAGAACGGTGCAGAGGAATTTGTCCTAGAATCCCGGGTTGTTCCGACTCGTTTTGAAGCGCCGCTGTCCTTTATTCCATTTGTCATGATCAACGCGAATGATTTGGACGTTACCCCGCCTAAACCGGACTTATTGGCACTGGCTGAAAAGTGTATCTCATACTATCAAACGTCAGCCGCGTTGAAATGGTCCCTGCACTGGACAATGCTCAAGACGCTATTTGTGGTTGGACCCGATTTGGGAACTGACCCGATTCGGTTGGGTGGTACGGCTGTCCAGAATATCGCCACCCGTGAAAACACCCAAGTCATTCTAGTTGAACCCGGTGGCGCACAGTCTGACGCCTTACGTGAGCAACTTGAAGCAGTCAAAGCTGAGATGGCTGTACTGGGATCGCGGTTACTATCGAATCAGCAAGCGGCACGTGGTGTCGAAGCTGCTGAGACGGTGGCATGGCGTCACATGGGTGAACAGTCGATCCTACAAAGCCGTGTCAACATGGTGTCGATGGGCGTCACGAAAGCGCTACGTAAGCATTGTTACTGGATGGGATTGACAGAAGACCCGGATGATGAGCGGGTATCCGTCCAGATCAATACCGACTTTCTACCGGTTGGACTCACCCCACAGATGCTGATGTCGCTAGTCACTAGTTTACAAAGCGGCACGATGACGGCACAAGACGTCCATCATCAGTTGTCACAGGGTGAGATGCTGGCACCGGAACATATCGGGGACTTTGAAACCTGGCAAGCTAGGCGGGAACTTGAAGCGGATGAACTTTTAACCAACGAGTTCACAAATGGCGGAATCGGCGAACGACAAAATACTGAACGCGACGATGAATCAGCAGATACGGATCGAGAGACTCGCAGCGAATCAGCGCAGACTGATCAATAGGCGATTACTGCATCTGATAGATGCCATCGAGACGTTGACTCGGCGCACAAGTCGCGATCCAACAAACGTGGTGCGTCTGGCAGCGCAGCGGGCTCGGTTGGATCGTCTGATGGACGAAATTCTACCGCTAGTTGATACCGCTTTGTTGGGTAAAGATAGTCTATATGACGCCCTTAAAGAGACATTAGGGGACACCGTTGCATCTGAGTTAAATCTACACGCCGATCTCATCAATCGTGCCACAGGCGCGCCCCTCATGCGTAACACCATTACCCCCGCCCAAATTGAGCAGACTATCGATACAACGGTGTTTCCCAGCCCGGCAGGACCAGGTACGCCCAATGTGTTCCGAGGCGAAGCTACGGTATGGTTAGAGAATATCCGGGATAATTTCACCCGACGGTTGCGTAGTGCGTGGCTGGGATCATTGACGGAAGGTCCGACTTTAAACGATTTACTCGTTGGGTTGAGAGGGTCTACTGCTGGACGGTTGGGACCGCGTAGTGTGGCAAGTGTCACTTCGGCTCAGTCGCAAGCGTTTTACCGGACTTGGCAGAGCGCTGTGCACAACCAAGCCCGGATCACGATGTATAAAAATAACGATGATTTTATCCGATCCATCCGGGACGTCGCCACATTTGATACTCGAACGGTAGCGATTAGTATTGCTCGGCACGGCAACCGCTACCGGATACCGAGCCTTGAGCCGTTGCGGCGTCTCGATGGGCGTCAAAGCCATGCCTATCTAGGTGGGATGCCCTACCATGTGGGTGAACGGAACTTTTACACGCCCGAGCTTCGACGTGTAAGCGATATTGAAAAGAGCGATCGGGCTTATACCAAGGCGCGAGTTAAAGAATTGAATCAGTCACAGCGGCAAGCGTTAGATGGGAAGATTCCCGACAATACCACATTTGACGCATTTTTAAGGAGGCAAACCGCAACCGAACAACGTGAAATCCTTGGAACGGGTACGTACAATTTATGGCGTGATGGTAAATTAACGTTACGAGACTTGATCCGGTCTACCACAGGGCGGCAACTTAGCGTGACCGAGTTGACTGAACGATATGGCGAGACCACAGCATCTAATTTGAGGTAAAGTATGGCACTACCAGAACAATTCGATAGCCTTGACCAAGTCCCTGAGCCCTTTCGTGAGATGTATGAGTTTGTTAACGGTACGTCTGGGGTAGTCCGGCTCAGTGATCAGTATACCGACATCGACAAACTGAATAACGTATTGAGTAACGAAAAAGCGGAACGTGCCGCCCGGCAGCGGCGTATTGATCAGATGCAGGGTGAGCTGAAGGGGTATCAAGACAAGATGGCTGGGTTTGACGGTATCGATCCCGATAAAGCACGGGAAGCGATGGGCGAGCTTGAGGCTCTGCGGGCTCAGAAAGATCAGCTTGAGCAAGAGCGGCTTTTATCCGAAGGCAAACACGCCGAAGCCGCTGAGATGAAATACCGGAACGCGATCGCCGATCTTGAGCACCGACTTGAAGCCGCAAACCAAGCAAGTCAGCAGAAGGACTCTCGCTATGAGTCGCTTATGAGTAAACATGCCGAGTTGAGTATCAATGAGCGGCTGGCGAACGAGTTACACAAACAACATGTGCGTGATGAGTTGGTGGATCATCTGGTTGGCTCTCTGGCTAAGCCCTGGCGTATCGAGGGCGACGATATGAAGCCAAACGCATACGAGGGTGAGATGCCCTTATATGGCAAAGACCAAGAGCGGATCAGTATGGAGGAATACGTCGCCAACTTTGTTTCATCGTCGCCCTGGTCACTGAAGGAATCGGTTGGTTCAGGCAGCGTCCAGAATGGTCACCTTGACTCATCTGGCACCTGGACGATTCCAGGTGAGCAGGTTGGCAATCTTGCAGACTACGAGCAAGTCCGGGATCGGGTCATGTCTGGCGAAGTGAATATCGCCATGCCAAACGGCTAAGTTGATATAATTACAACGTTTGAGTAAAATATAGTTAAGGTGGGATTTTCAACGATTGGGGTTGCGGTGTCCGTGACCCCAGTTGTTCCACCGTCCGTTCAGTCCACACCTATCGCGGTGTCCGTGGATAGGCCGATTTTCAGACACTATCAGCGCGGTGTCCGTAAGCTGGTTATATTCAATCACTAAACCGCATAGGTGCCCTCATGGCAAATACAATTTCGCCCTATAATCCTATATTCTACGCCATGGAATCTCTAAGACATTTACGTAATGTTTTAGGCATGGCAGCGCGTGTGCATCGTGGTTATGACCTCGAACGTCGTGCGGTCAATCTTGGCGATACGATCCAGATTCGCAAGCCCGGAACGTTCACAGCGCAATCCGCCCCTGGCAGCGTGGTTGATCTCACGCCGAGTTCGATCAATATTGTAATCGATCAGTTTAAAGAAGTGCGGTTTGCCGTGCCTCATAACGAATTAGCGATCACGGGCGAGTCAGTGATTCAAGATCATATCGCTCCTGCGGCTTATGCGTTGGGTTTGGCAATCGATACCTCACTACGCGATCTCTATCTTGATATTCCCTACGTTCACGGTTACGCCTCAGCGAATATCGATGAAGATGAGATTCTACTGCCCCGTAAAATCCTTCGCGATAACGCGGTGGATATCGACGAGCCCGGTCGTTTCCATTACATGATCGATTCCCAAATGGAAGCTTCCATGCTCAAAGCGCCGTTTTGGTCAAGCCAGAACAACGCGGGTGCGGCTGCAACAGGTCCGTTGATGCGTGGTACTCTGGGCACTCGTTTCAATACTGAGGTTTTCAGTAGCCAACAAGTACCGACATTTACCCCCGGGACTGGTAGCGGTGGCGGTGATGTGGCTGGAACAGCACCGGACACGGCGGCAGGAGCGACCACTATGGTTGTGGCTGCCATGACGGATACCCAAGCGTTTAAAAAGGGTGACAACTTCGCAATCGCAGGTGATACAACGCGCTACGTGCTAACGGCTGACGCCACCGTTGCAACCACTTCCCTTACTATTACGTTCAGTCCACCTCTGGCAGTGGCTACGACTGGCGATCCGGTTGTTACGTTTACGGACTACGTGGATACAGCCGGTCGTCTGAACTCGCTCATGTTCCACGAACATAGTATGGCGATCGCTTTCGCTAACCTTCCAGGACCGTCTGTAGCGGCAAATAGTTTTACCGCTGTAGATCCTCAGTCAGGCATGTCGGTAAGAGCGTGGCGATACCTGGACGGCGCTCTCAGTCGTGAGGTTATGGTCCTCGATGTTTTCTACGGCGTGAAAGTCCTCAACGAGAAAATGGCCGTGAGGGTTTATCCGACTAGCTAAGGAAGTTAAATGCCACAGCTTGAAACTATCGCTGTGGTATGCCCTTGGGATTCATCTGTCGGTCGGGTTTCAATTAATCTGACCGACTTTAATTCCAAGGTACATACCCGGTGGGAAGATAAGGATACTTCAGAGCCGGTGGTTCACGTCGAGCCACCAACTGAAACGATTGTTGAGGCGTATCAGGCGTCTGTCGAGCCTGAAGTGCCTCTAAATCGTAATGGACGGGTTGAGGTCTACGATTCAAACCGTCGGGGTAGGCGCGTCATGATCGAAATAACTGCGCGAGAGTGGAAGGACAACGCGAGCGGGAGATATGTCTTATGGAGCCAGCGAAACTCAGCCTAGAAGAGCAAATCGCGTCTATTTGGTGCCCAAAGTCTGAAAGTGCTGATCCCGCTTACTATGGGGACATGGACAGTAAAACTCTAATCAGCTACACCGATACCAAGTCACTCGCGGCATATCGTGAGCGCGTCGGGCAAGGGCGCGGCTTTGTATTGATTCCCGAACATGATGTACCCCTCTATGAACAAGGGGGTTGGGTCGTTTTCAGCGTTCAAGATACATCTTAAACAGTTGGAGGTAGCCGTATGGTTGCTACCGGCGGCGGGAATTCCCCGGTTAGTTGGAAATCACTTGTCGGCTGGCTTCTTCCAATCTTAGGGTTACCCCTCACCGCTACTTGGATACTACTGCAAAATCACAATTTACAGCCACACGCTGGGGCAGTGCGAACGCATGAGATCGTTGAACTTCGTAATGCTATCGCAAGGCTGAATCATCAAGTCAACCGGTTGGCTGATAAAGTGGATGAATTCCAATATGATGTGTTAAAAGCTGTAACTGAAATACAAGTTAAGCAGAAAGAGTTCCACCTTGAGACTTATAAACCGAGAATAATAAATAGACCCTTTCGTATTGAGGAATACGATCCGTATTATAAGTTACCAAAAATCAATGTAAAGCCTGCTAATCAAAAAACTACTAAAGATACTATAATCCATCCTCTGTACCCAAACCCAAAAGTAAAAGAACCCGACTATATTGATCCCCCGCATTATGATCATTATCATAGATAAATACCATCTCAGTGTGTTTCGACACAGATTACAGGTACTTCTTTCATCAACAGAACCTCATACTTTTCAGCGTGGTAGCAGGTATTTGGAATCCGCCGCCACACCAACCATGCATAATAGTGTCGCGGCTCTTCTCCGGCGACTTCGACTCGCATGCAGCGTTGCTGGCACGTCGCATTGATATTGTTGAAAACAAGATCAACCACTTCTGTATGAATTCCATCACCGTGACAGCTTACAACTTCGCAACTTACTTCAACCCGATCCAGCGCACGAAACAGCGCTTCCTCAGCAAACTCTTGCTCACGAGTTTGAGGAAAGTCTTGATCGTCCAAACCACCTGAGCCACTGCAAGCACTGAGTACAAATAGAGTAACTAAAACTATTAGTAGGCGTTGAGTCATTGGGTACCTCACTTTCAGAAAATGGAATATTAAAATGGAATAGCGATCCATCTAATCTGAAGAATCCTTGCCCTACCTGTTGCCCTTGTAAAATGTTTGCTTCGAGTAGAGGCACATCCTCGTGCTCGACAGATATACCCTTACCAGAGTTTGATCCCATCAACATGGATCGGTTACCTGTAAGCCGAGTTACTCGAACTTTAGGTGATTGTCTCGATAGAATATCGGCGGTCTCATCATCCGCAATCCGCATGGTGATCCGCGATTGACAATTCGCCCGGATCACATCCGCCTGGAACTTCCCAAGCGTGGCATCCAGATCGGATTTAGTTTGCCATGTGAGGATAAGACGCCCACCGGCCTCACCCACCTTATTGATTGCTTGCCGAAAGTCGGGATAAACGATCTCGCCAACTTCATCAACGAACATTGTAATTGGAATACGACTGGTTCCGCTCGTGAGGTACCGCAGCCCCATATAGCCCATGAAATCCTGGAAGAACAGAGACGCGATGTTGCGCCCGATCTGTTGGGTGACGAGTGAATCGGTGCGAAAGATTACAACCATGTTGCCCTCGTCAATGTCCCGCCAAGTGAGTGCGTCTTGTGCTCCAAATATTTCAGCGTGCTCGATGTCCACCACACCACTAAGCGCGACGTCTAAGTTGCCGCAGCGCTCTTGATGAGTTTCTTGTTTACGGGTTAGCGGCCGCAGAATACCGGGAATTAACGGATCGTCTTTTCCCATCTCGACATACTTATTTTTCAGCATATCAACGTCGGGCATATCTGTACGGCGTAATCCTCTAAAGCCAATGCCTTTGAGCGCCATATACTGCGCCAGTGTCCAGCGTAGCGTGTCTAAATCCATCACGGCGTTATGGATATCGCGAATATCCCATGTGATCCCCAGCGCCTTGTGCATAGCAGCGACTCTCAGCCAAATGGATAACGGTTCTTCCTTGAAATACGCTTCACGGCCTTCAGGGAAGATCGGGCGCAACCGCCCCGGCATATCAACAGCTTCCTCGCATGACGATAACACGTTAAACCGAGAACTAAGCAAGGGTGTTCGCGGGCGAATTAACGCGAACTTGCGCCCACAGCGTTCAGCCATTGCCTTTGCCGTGTAGTAGAGCTGATCGCTACCTTTTGGATCCATGATAACTACCGCACCCTGGTTAATCGCAATGGCTTGGCTAATCATGTTGGCGAGTAGCACCGTCTTTCCGCTCTGGGTTGAGCCCTCAATAGCCACGTGACTACGCAGCCGTTCATAGGGCAAAATGACTGAGCGATCGCGGTGAGAACCGCAGCCGTGAATCGCAGGCGATCCACCGCGCTTACCATCATCTTGTGGTAGCGATTTGGCGACATGCACATAGCGCTGAATAGCGTCCACGTGGTCACCTGTCCAAGTAAAACCATCGCCGAGTACAATGCCATTTGGGTTGGGTTTAACGGGTAACGGTTTGGCTGATTGCGGGTTCATCCAGCTACCGCGCATCAGTAGTTGTTTAGCGACCCAGTGTGCTCTCCAGAATAGCCAAGCAATGAAGAATGCATGTCCGTAAGGAAAGACATCGAGCATCGGCAGTACAACTATGAATGCGATCGCACACACTGCAATGATAAAGCCAAACTCGATTAACAGTTGACGATTGGGAAACGGGATTGTAATGGACATTTTTACCTCATTACCGGACGCCCAGCCATTGCTGTCCAACCGAGTGCAAACCCGATTACAGCTAAGCCAATGGCTGTTATGTGTGGCTGCATCAGACTGGGCATAATTAACCATGCTCCGAGTGCGACTAGCATACCCACAAAGAGTATGGTGGCAGTGGCTAAGATCAAGCGGTAGTAGCCCGCATAAAGTCGTTGTCTGCGCCAGTCATTGCCCTCGTATCCACCGACGATAACCACAAGTAACAAGAACCACAGGTAAGGGATAAGCAGCGTGAGTCGTGCGCCTGAGAGAGCTACTAGGTGGCTGTATTTCTCTGTGAATATGGCTTGTATTGGGTTCACATTAGTGCCCATCGAATGGGATATCTATGGGCATACCGGGGACAATACCGAATACGGGGTCATATGGAATGTCACAAAAATTATCAGCACCCCCACCAGTTACCGCAAGCCCTGCAAGCCCGCATGCTGCCGTGGATGGATCGACACAGCAAATGCGCCTTTCCCATAGAATGAAAACGTTGCGCCCCCGTGGTTCAACTTTCTCAAGCTGCCAGTGCAACGGGTTCATTCCTACCAATCCACACTTGGAAAGCGTTGGCTTAGCGCACTGAAAGCAGACAGGGGGAATGCCAATAGCGGGTTGGAGGACTGTATGAGGTACAATACCTCCTGGTCCTGGCGCTGGGTTGTAGGCGATTGTTGCAGCTCGCCATGCCATTAATGCAGCAGCAACCGGGGGACTATCGTGGGCTGATTTACCCGTCCGTGGGTACAAACTACCCCAAACACCGGCGAGAGATAAGCCAGCGATTGGCAGTGGTTGAGCGATTCCGTCAGGTAAATAACGCCAGTTTGGAAAGTCCAATTCGGATGCGTAGTTTAAGGTGACGGTAGTCGGCTCTGGCTCACCTTGTTCATCACAAGCGTTACACCCATACGGGAAGATTGGCGGGATTGTGAATACATGGGCTTCTCTAAAGCTCAGTTGGTTGTGCCCAGAGTCAAGCGGTGCAGCACCCGATCCACCGGCAAACGCCAGAGCTTCGCCAGCTGTCACAAGTCCGACAAGCAATGCGGGCGAAAGGATGCCGCCTAAATAGGTATCACCGGGGATTGGAACCGTCTCAATAAGTAGTTTTGGCTGATGGTAAGACACACGGGTGCAAACCTGGTCAAACTGTAGGACATTGGTACAAGAGCAACTGCCCAACACTTTGAAGTCAGCACACGCGGGATTAATCAGCGTGGTGAAGTCCAACTGAGCATATGCGTTACTGGATAGGCACAGTATCAGGGTTAACAGACTAGCGGATCGTCTCATGAATCACCTTTAACGCATACTGTTCATTCCGCCATGGCGTACGGCTATGGTAACGCCCAATCCTTTGCCACAATGGACCCTTACCCGCTAATTCCCGACTGAGGATATCGCACCCCACCCGCAGGTTCGTGGGTACGTCGAGTAACTCGCTAGCCGTAACTCCAATATGTTTACCCCACCACTTCCAATTCACTTGCATCAACCCGATATCGACGTTTTGAGTAACTTGCAACGCCGCCTGTAAAAACACCTTTGCATCGTCAATGTCATCGAAGCGATACGCTTTCCAGGTACTCCCAACGCCAACATTCAGCACGTAGGGATCGCCTGAGGATTCAACTGCTACAATGGCGTGGACAAGTTCATGCGGTACGGTTGGACACGTGCTAGCTAAGAGCGCGGCTATCACATAGCTACTGACCATTGGGCACTCCTGCGCGCATGAGATCACCAGGCTTCAGCGTCTTTACCAAATCGGGGACACTGATAACGGGCATTCCGGACTCAATTACTGCCGCTTCAATCAACCCAAGCTCATCGAGATCGCCGTACTTAGCCCGCATTTGCGCCATGATCTGAGCCCGGACGTAGGTGGCTAGCTTCATGGCTTGCATGCCCCTGTATTGTCGGTAAATCTCAGATAGCGCATAGCGTTTGGCATTCTCTAACGTTGTGTTGTTCAAAAGTTCAGCGTGTAAGGCTGTGGCGTCGCGAGCCATATCACGCTCAAGGAATTGCCAATCCGTTTTAGTGATCGGCTCAAGGGTAATCGATTCGCCTGTGGTTACACTCGTTTCAACCGTGCACGGGATCGCGTGTCCAGCGAATACACAGGACTCTTGCGCGTCTGCGGCTGTGACGAATCCGACGACCATGAAGACGGGTAACCACAACCTGAACATCGTGTATATCCTCTCGTTTTCGTAGTTTGGCATTCGGGGCACGTTTGGTTGACACGCCACGCGAAACTGACATACGCGCAAACCACCAGCAGGGCGAGCGCTACAACAGATGAAATCGCCAATCCAACCCAGAACGGTTGACTGAGTAGCAGGCGGATCACTTGTCCGGGAATGAACGCATAGATAAATAACCACCATAATGGGAATCCTCTAGCGGGTCCGGGGCGGTTCAACCATGCCGTGTGATTCTTATCGTAGAATGTTTTTTGTTCCAACATTTTTACACTCCTCTTGCACCACGAATTACCATAGAAGCCCCGCCAGCAATAGGCAGTAGAATCGCAAACGCTAAACCGAACAGGGCAACCCAAGTCCCTATCGTAACAATGATTAACGCGGATGCCATTGCTTCAAGGGTTACTACTGGGTTCGTAACAAGGGTAAGGCTACCAGCTTGCGACAGCGCGATATCAGAGAGCAGATCTACAAGTGCCCATGCAAACGGCATTGAGTAAATCGCCACAAGCAAATAAACGTAGGAAACCAGTGTAAGGATATGCTTGCCGGGGGTTAGAGCCACTAGCGCCACAAATGGGAAAACAGCCAAGATCACCGCCTGCAAAACGCCCACAATGTCACTGCTAAACTTAGTGACAAATAGTGCTTTTCCAACTAGAGCCTGGACTGAAACCGCGAGATCAGATACGGCACTCGATACCCCACCTGTCAACGCGCTACCTAATCCAGCTAAGACATCGCCGCCTTGTAAATTTAATGTGCCGATCGCTGCATCCTTGATCCCGCCGCTCATCGATGTGATGACACGCATGGTCGCATAGAGCCCCGTTAATGATACGGGTTGTATTTCTGGCCCACTGGCTCTTCTTACCTCCCGCATGATGAGAAACTTCACCACTTCAGCCGGGGCAATACTAAGCTCTGATGACCATATCTGGCTCATACTGTTTCCGCCGGGTGACAAGAATCCTTCGACTTCAGTTCTCGCCACCGTCATGATCACATCCGATTGGGGACCACACAGGATAAAGTCATTGCCCATTTGCACGGTGATATCGCCCATGACGCCATGCAAGGCGCTACCAGGGAACGGCAGCAACTCTTCTGAGTTGGCACCGCCGCCTCTGTCTAAGAGTCGTTTGCGAGCTGGCATCACGCACGCTGATGTCCATTCCCGAATAAGTGCCGTTGCCTCCCCAGACAAGCCTTGACGCATCAACCACGAGATCGGGCAACTTCACTGAAGGGGCGATCCCCGTCGCTGTTAATTGCTCTGGCAACGTTTACCCACATACCCGATATGGCCCGCAGCAATTCCACCTCTACCCTTGGAATTTGTAACCCCGCTCGCCCTGGTAGCAAACCCGATGCGTCTTGAATGGCTTGCCCTGACGCTGCTTGTGATTGCACATCTGAGGGGGAAACGGAAGACGATGCGGGCCATATCAAAGAGAGCGTGAGTAAACTGGCGAACAGATAAAACGCAAGATCAACTAGCCGACGGTGCCCCCGTATCATTCCAAGCCCGATAAATGCCGCACCCGATAAGATTACTAGGGCCGGTGCAGGTCCAAGGGCTGAACGAATCAGTGCCTGGGCTTCCAGCCCAACGAAGGTGCCGCTTGCCTCTGATAGGGTTAACGGGAATATAAACATAGTGTTAACCTATTGTGAGTAACCGAATGAGGTTTGACCATCCGGATAACGGCTGGCGGAATTCTGCGTTGGCTGAACCTGTGCAGATGCGATCGTCGCCTCTAGCAATTGATTCGCCCGTGCTTCTAGCAAGCCTTCGACAGCCGGGCGGTAGTGCTCATCGACGATCTTTTTTAGCTCTTCTAACCGGTTAATCTCATGCTTAAAGTTGGCGAGTGCCAAGTGCGCTACTTTGGCTTGATCCGGCGTGATCTCAGAAGCCTGTATCGCTTTCTCAAGCTTGTGCAAGTCCTCAGTCAAGTCCCACTTGGACCTAGCCAGTGCCAGTTGTGCTGCTAATGCCTGAGATTTATAGGCTCGCATCGTGGCGTTGCGCTCACCCGCTATAGAGTCGATTGCTGCCACAGGTAACGGCGTACCAGGAACGGATACCCCCGCGAGTTGCTCAGCAGACGGTTGATTGCCACCTACGGCATCCGACACCAATTCAGCCACCGTCTCGGCAAATTCCTCTTTTCGAGCAGCATAGTAAGTGATTGCCGACTCTGTTGGGGCAGTCTTCGCGGTTGAGAAAACGTTACCCTGGGAGAAGATCGTAAATGATCCCGTATACCCTTGGATTCGAGCTGCATCTTCAGGGGGAACGCCAGCCGTTTCTAGAATTATGGCAATCACGTCAACTTCCGTTCCTCTACCGCCATTTGGTAGTGGGATAAAGCCGCCGCGATCTTCACGACAGCGACGCCATACCGCTTGACTTGATTCGCCTGGGGCGGCGTCACGGAAACATTCGCCCAGGGCACTGTTACTCGCCTCAACTCCGCCATACATCGCAGACTCGACTACTTCATTACAACTAGCCCGTTGAAACCGTAAAACGAGATTGGCGTAGTTCTTAATATCCTTCATCAACGAGCACTGCTCTGGGAACGTGGCGCATAGAAAGTGGATGCCGATCCCCGCAATAATCAGCGGCAACAGCTCAATCAGCAAACCGGGCAGCTCAGCGAATTCTTGGAACATCGTCGCCACTAAATCGAAGTTACAAAAATCACCGGACTCTGCCCGCCCGCGAAATAATGTGGTGCGGTTTGGGGGTAGGATCGGGTCGAAGTTTAGCGATCCCCTGAAGTAATTGGGATTGTGTGTCACGCTTATGCCTGATAGGTTGGCGTTAAGCCCTTCCTCGAATATGGTTTGAGCAACCACGGCATGAGCGCTGAGAGCTAACAGAATGAGCGCAATAACAGTGCGGTGCATCAGACAACTCCTCTGGCCGCTCTATGGGCTTCAGATTGCCCTATGGCTTGGATAAACTCGGGTGGCGGTACCACGCGAATGATTCCCGCACCGCCTTCACCTTCTTCAAAGCGGATGACACACTCTGAACAATCCTCATATTTACGCAGGCTTACAATTGAGTCAGCCGTGTGCTCCGACAGCTTAAAAACTTCGGATATTTCATGAAGCTCTTGTCGTCCAAGGTTAAAAAAGATATGGGTATCACTCATCTTTACAGCGGCTGATCCCAGATCGGTTAAAAAATCACTCATCGATTGTGAGATCAGGACAAACGACGCAAAAAACCGCGCCAGAGCAACAGCCAACTTGCGCAAGAACTCTGCCGCCTGTGGGTTGCGTATCAGGAAAGACACCTCATCGGCTGCGAGAATTTTACGGATATTCATTAGATCCGAGTTTGTGATATGCCGCTCAAGTGAGGTAAATAGAGATGCGATAATGATCGACTGTAGTTCGGGAAAGTCCTCTAATCCGGCGATATCCGCTACCCAAAACGAGCTGTCGGCAATGCCCAATTGATTGGGTCCGTCGATAAACGGGGCATACCGTCCATCCTTGATATACGGACCTAGTAGTAGTTGTAGCTGTCTGGCAAATGTATCACCATTGCTGCCTAAGTACGCCACAAAGTCAGACATGGTTTGAGCTGTCGGCCCCTTGAGCGCCCAGTCTTGAATGTAATTACCAATCAGCGTTCGTTCGTCCGGGCTTACGTGTTGATCCTGAAAGCCTGCCATTGCCATTTCTTCAATAATCATTGCCATATGCTGACAGTGGCGTGCGTCTAAAGCGCCTTCCATAGGACCAATACAAATTGGAGTTGTGGCGTTAAACTTAACCAGCTTACCCTTTCGACGGCGTGCCATTTCGTCGTATGAGCCATATCGATCAAGAATATAGACGAGGTAGTCGTCCGGGCTAATCTGATTAATATAGGTATTGAGAAAAGCTGACTTTCCCCGCCGGGACTTGCCCACAATCGTCATATGAGGGGTACCCGTGCGATCGAACAAATCAAAGAACACAGGCTCGCCGCGACGGTTCACATAAAGCGCGGTTGGGGTTCGGCTTCCCTGGAATGCGCCCCACAGCGGCACTAAGCGGGCAAGTGTACGAGTCGCAATCTGACGTGAGCGACGCACGAAGTTTTCATTTGGAAAGCCGGGATCACACCCAATCGGTAAACCACGTAAGAATAACGTGCTGGCGATAAACGGCTCTTTATACCAGTGTATCGCCATGTCCAACGACATTTTCTGAAATAGACTATCAGTGAGGGTCTCACCATTTCGGGTCCACAGCACTGCACTTACCATCGCGTCGTGTACTTGCTCACTACCGTCTGCCATGGCTGCAATGAGTTCACCGAGAGCGTCTACTTGCTGTTCAGCGTCTTTCCGTTCTTCACCCAGCCCACCCACCTTGAGCAAGTTTGCTAGACTGTGCTTGAGCGATAACGTGGTACGCTTCCTGGCTTGATCCTTAACCATGATTGTCACTGCAATGGAGAGCGGTGTACCCAATTCACCGAGTGGCAACCCGTGTACATTTACCTCAGGCGTGCGACATGCGCCCAGAATGCCAGCAAACGCATCGGCTGCACTGCGCTCTAACGTGTAGACGGTAGCGGTATGATTGACCGTTTTTATAGTTGTATCACCCAGATCGTACGGTACATGTATTTGCTCACCAATACTCATATCCGGGTCGTACACAGTGGGCGCTGTCGCATCTGGCCCCGCCGCCCGGTTGAGTGCACTGATAAGCCCAGTACCATCCAGTCGAACCGGGGTAAGATCCAATAGGCGCAAGGATCTCTCGATACCGGTAACTGTGGATTCAAACGCCACAAGCTGTTCGTTAAACTCGGCTTCTAGGCGCTCTTTCAATACCGTTGCCGCTGCCGCATTACCCCACGGTTTAATCTGAGCTAGGACGTCTAAGATTTGGCGTATCTGCCGGGTATTGCCTTTAAGAGGGTAGCGGTAGCCAATCGTCACTTTACACTCAGTAAGCCGCATCGGGCTAGCGCCTGGCGTGTGGGGCATCCCATTGGCAATGTGCTCACGCACAAGCTGTGTATCGGGATCATGCTGCGTTTCGTGAGCCTTGTCCCATGCCGGAACGTTCGTAATGGGGCGCATATCCAACCGTACGTCTAGGATTGCCGACGGCTTCAAGTTTAAGATAAGCGCTTTGACGTCTGCCGCTGCTCGTTCCACTTCGCTTTCTGAAAGTAGATCGATATCCAGGGGCGTTACCTCAAACACACAACCTAAGGCAAATCGGCTAAGCGGTCCAAACTTAGCAGGTCTGTGAAGCAACACAATACCTTTGTCGTCCAGCATCGTGCCATAGGGTAGCAACATATTACTTGGTATCATTGGCAGCCCCTAATCGCGATTTGGTGGCTTCAATGACACCCTGTAACTGGGCACCTGTAGGTAACGTCATAGTCGGTAGGCGATCCGTTATTGCCTTGCCTGGTTCGTGGTAACCATCAGCTAGTGAAATAGATTGCGGAATGACTGGGTTCTGTTTCTGTACGTGCTCAAATTGCCCCTGTGTAAATACGATTGTCAGGGGGTAATCACCTACGTAATCGCCATTCGGGCGTCGATGCCCTTTGATCCAAACAGTACGAGTAATGGGCAAAACCAATTGGGGCACGATATTGATAGGCGCACCGCCGTACGACACGCTTGCAGCGCCCTGTTGTGACGACGTGAATGGGCTGTTGTCGTGATTCACCCGCCCAAGATGAGTATTGTACTTGGCACAAGCTGGCATTAAAGCGAGTACGCCTAGAATGAGAATCAGATACCGTATCATTTCAAAATCCTCCGGGCTAGTGGCTCACGTGTGGGTTCGATTGTTTGAAGCCCATCAAGCCGTGCCCCTTGCGTGATGTAAATGTAAATGGGTGTGTCAGGCGCTACCCAGATAATGGGTGACGCCAGTTTCTCAGCCTTATCTAAGTAGATATCCGCCATCCGCCCCGCCACTTCTTGAGCTACGGTGTTGCTCGACTGCACCAGAACGCCAGTAAGCGTCGCAACATCCACCACTCGGCGGGTTTCTTTAAAGAGAGAGACCAGAGCAGCCGGAACCGCACTCTTAGCGAATGCCGCCACCACTTCTCTCTCGTGCCAAAAGACTTGCGCAATCTGTCCGTTGATATTGTCAGCGGCTGTCACATAGCCTGAAATCGGACGTTCAATGGTGATCCCGTTGGCATTGACGCAGGTGATCCGGGTTAGGGCTAAGCGCCCGCGTGCCGTCAGTTCTTCAGGCGTCGAAGTCGCGCCAAACCGGCAGCCCGTGAGTGGGACAGTGTGCCCGTTTGGCGCATTAAATGCGGATGTTACCTCAATCGTCACCGGGAAAGTTTCGATACTGGCGAGTCCAGTATAGCCATCCTTAACGCGCCCCCTAGCAAACGATTGTGGGGGTAAGTACGGTGCAGGTGCTGTGGGTGATGCAGCGCGATTTCCAGCTACTTGAATCCGGTTAGACACTGTGACGCCTGCGCGGGAACCCTGAATAACCCTCACAGAAACAGGCGGAGGTTGAGGGGGTAGCTGCGCCGGGGTAGACCTATTGCGAAGCGCGTTGTTTTGCGCGACTTGGGCTTGTAGTGCTCTGAGTTGTTCCCGCAACAACTGATTCGCTTTAGTGTTCGATGGGGGATCGGGTTTGCGCTCAAGTTGCTCTAGCTTCGCTTTCATGTCGTGTAGTTGCCGTGTCAGCACGTCCGTTTTTTGTTGTTGAGCCGCTATCCCGCCCAAAATACCGGCGTCTTCACTGGGTGCCAACCCACCGGTGTGATAGGTTGCTAAGGGTGTTGTATCCTGGCTCTGAGCAGATCGGTTATAGACAAACACGGCTGCTGTAATCACCACGATACCGACAACAACTGTGATCCAGTGAGAAAGTAGCCTTAGGAAAGCCTCAGCGAAACGTGGCATGAGTGGCTCCCTTGCATACGATGTGAACCACAGCCCGTTGTCCTGGCTGCACCGTATACGCGCCTTCGACGCTCACACTGAATAGATCACAATCGGTTGTAACGGTTGCCGGGTGTATCTGGATTGGCTCAGACGATCGGTTGTGGATAGACTGAGTAAAACCAGTAAACCCCACCGTCTGGTATCTTGTGGTCAAAACGACCTCACGGTGATCGTTACGGTTGAGTAGTTGGCTTTGTTTGGTGACTTGTACGCTCGTATCCGTCTTCAGGCCCCACTGGACAGCCCACAGTGTCCGAAGAGTGCGCTCGTCTATCGTCATGCCGGTTTTGGCTTTGGCTTGTTGTACAGCCTTCTGAGCTTCTGTACGGGCGTCTTTGACAATAACTTTCTGAGTGATCCTACCCCAGTACCGGATGTCGATATGAACCACAACCCCGCTAGCGAGCGTTACGTATACCGTGCCAGTCGTCTTTTTTTTCAGATTGGACAGGGTAATCGTATGTGGGAACAACTCGTCTTTGCGAATATCTAACGTCGTTGCTGGTATCGTAGTGCTCACGTTGGCGACCACATCCCAAAAGGCGATCGTTGTCATTTTCTTATAGTGAACGGCAACTTTAACGGCGTCTTGGCGATCATACATCACTTCGATTTCATGAGCGGATAGAGTCGTAGTGAGTATGCACAGAAAAAGAGCTGCTAACCCTCCGCGTTTTATCACTTTGTTACTCCGCGTCTAAATGGCACATGTGCATTGATTAATTGTTCGGTAAAACTGAAATCTTGAAAGCTGCCATCCTTGATTTTCAGTTCTGGCCACGCGATATGAGATACCTGCAATGAGCTTGCGAGCCCTGTGCCCACCTGCGGCGGCATAACGTCAACAACAACCGTTACTGGGTGAGGATCGAGCGCCATACCGTAGCTATACATACGACGCATGGCGCTAAACCGAAACCGCCTAAGCAAGCCAACCGGAGCGACGTTTTCTAGCTTGAGATCAGTCGTCATGATTGAGATATCAGCGGTTTGCATAGGGCTTACTTCGGATGTCCCTTGAGCATGTAACGCGGTGTAAGTTGCAGGACTAAGGTAAGGGCGCACCGTTTGGATTGACGCCATCAGGCTATCTGACGTCGTGTTGCCCAGTGTAAGGACGACTAGCTCTGCCACGTTGCGTTGAATGGATACCGGGAATTCACCTGGACGACTGGTTTGCATCGCGCCCACTTCACCCGTTGACGTCACCGGGATATAGTGAATCGTCTTACCGCCGTACCAGAAGACTGATACGACGTTACCTGCAATACTGAGCACTAGCGCAAATATAAGCACTATTGCTCTAGCATGTTCACGGGGTGCAGACGTGTCAAATAAGTCCATGGACGTCTCCCGCTGCAATCGCTTCTAAGAGGCGCAAAACGATCAGCCCCATGATAATCCCGATGCCTAATCTGAACACGATAGACACTGCGGCAAATGCCGTTAACGCAATAGACATCCCAAGGCTAATAGCACCCGCAACAACAATCGCATATCCCAAATCGATAGTATTAAAAAGGTTCATGCTTTACACCTTTGGCTGGTACTGCGCCACGAATCGGTATAACGCCAAACCAGTGCAGAAACGACCAATGAAACCCGTCGGGGCCAATCTGCCTGACACCTAACAGCGCGAGATAGAACGCGATACTGAGTCCGATGGCGGACCCAAACACGAGTAGGTATCTCAAGGTGGTAAATGCCTGTAGTAACATGTATGAACTGAAGAACGTAAAGAACGTGAGCGCAGCGTCAACTGCACGCAAACCACCAAAGATCGTCAACGGCTCGTCTTGCTGTGTTGGGGCGCTGTTCCATAGTGCAGATGCCATAGCTATACCAACAAGCGCTGGCGGGTGTATCGCACGACGGCGTGAACCGCGAGAGTGAACGGCAGCAGGGTTGTGAGGATGTTACTCTGTGCCGATGCGGCTAATCCCCATGAGGCACCAGCTGCGCCTTCCTGAACAATTGCAGGTAGCGCTGTCATAAGAATGGCAGCCAATAACCCAATGATTCCACCACCAATAAGTCCACCACTGCCAGCTCGAATGCCAGCAAAAATGGCAGCAATACCGACAGCTAATGCACCCAATGGAATCACATTTGAAGACACGATACTATCCCAGCTTGAGAACACAGTTTGAGCAGCAGCTGGGGTTTGCCCCGGAGATGGCGTCACACCTGTGGATGCGAGGGCGGTATCAACTAGAATGATTGATGCGATCACTATTAGGGTGTTGATAGATGTGATGCTACGAGACTGGTGCATTGAGTAACTCCTTGTGATATCATGAGATGAGTCTTTAGACTCTACTTTGCTGCTGATCGGGTTTTGCAGGCATGTAGCTCCTGGTCAGCAGTATTAATCTACTATTTGAGAATCACCCACTAGCTCGTCAATGGATATGTTCATTGCTTGAGCCAATAACCTTGCGGTTTTAAGGTTTATCCCAGCCCGTTGGTTCCGCTCTAGACGACTTATCAACGGACGTGTTACACCAGCTAAACGTGCAAGGTCATTTTGTGTCAATCCATGGCTCATACGTAACAACCGTAGACGTTCACCCAATGTCATAGGAAAACCTTTCTCTAATGTATAAAATGGTACCACAAAAAGCGTAGGTAAACAACTAAAATATTGAGTAGTAAATGTTTGCATCCTTTTGTATTAGCCATATAAAATATAGTAGTAAGTCACACTGTAATTTCAAAAGGATGGCGTGCATATGATCATCACTCGGCTATTCATCGCTGCGCTTGTTCTTTTCCCACTGAGCGCTTTCGGTCAAGACGTTACTGCGCCAACGGTGCCTGGAAATTTTGTTGTTACCCCGATATCCAAGACTCAACTTGACTTAGATTGGGATGCCTCGACAGACGCTGTAGGGGTCACGAGTTACTCAGTAAAAAGATGTCAAGGAATTTGCACACCTACCACCGAGGCGACATCCGTCAGTCACCCAACAACAGCATACAGCGACACAGGACGCCCTAATAACACCACGTATTCATACTGTGTGACCGCTAAGGATGCAGCCGACAATGAATCGGCATGTGCTACCATACAATATGCCAAAACGCTCGACCCTGCCTATTTAGGGATGTTTCATACAGAGGCAGAGGTGACAGAATGGTTATCACGATCAACGTCTGGACCTTACAAAACAGCAGGTGATGTGAGTACAAACAGCCCTGGTGACTGGGATCGGATTGTGTCTAGGGCTTCAGATTTCCTGGCAACACCAAGCGCCTCAGGTTGGGCTGGTAATACGACAGGCACATGCTACGATACAACCGAGACTTCAGGGCTCGGATTTGGTACGGGTAAAGAGTTAAAAGACGCCGCATTCTATTTTGCCGTCACGGGCAATACCACATACAGAGATGCCGTAAAAGATCAATTACTTACCCAAGCGGGAACAACCGGAACAGACTGGGCTAGCACGAGTTTATGGAGTGGGGCCACATGCCTTGCTATTCTGGAAGAAACACCAAAATATGGAACTCATCCCTATTTACGTATCCATGCGTGGCTGACTAAATTGGTGATCGGATATAGCTATATTCGCAACTATATTCCCACACCTGATCGAAACACGATTGATGCGTGGTTTCTGAAGGGTGGCTTACGATTTGAGCGACATGAGCGCATCTCTCGGGCAGAAAAACGATTTCCAAATCGTAATGCTGACAATTATGACGAAGATGGCACCCCCCAAGACCCAGCCTATAATTTATATTTTGGGGGAAATTTTTGGTCATGGGGACAAGGATCATGGGCTAACCAGTCTGCGGGCGGTACCGTACACTTTGCCCTTGTTGGCATCTTACTAGACAATACATATCTAAAAGAGTTGGGTAAGCGTTGGTTCTTCGAGATGGTACGATATGGGATGTACCCTTCAGGTGCGATAGGGGACACCTACCGTTGGAATGACAGGTTTGAAGACGGACTGAACGTAAACCCGTGTAAGGGTTTTTACTACCCCGCCAATGTGCTAGGCCCAGCAAGCTATATAGCCGAAGCCTTCGCCCGTACTGGTGACACTTCTTTATATGATTACTCAACTACTGACGGCTACCCCCACAATCTTGGCGGACCAAAAAGCCTAAAACTTGCCCTTCAGTATCTGCACAAATTAGTGGATGGAACTGTTGTCATTTACGGGACTGATGACGCGGGAAAGGCGACAGACGCACGCTACCGAATTGATGGGGATTGCAGCGACTTTACGAGTACGGGCGTACAAGGCGCAACAAACACTAAACATGTGAACGACATTATCTCAGCCGTCGGTAACCGCTACTATCAAGATACAACCCTACTGAACGGATATAAGCACACGGGGGGTGGGCCGGGGTATCTGTCAAACCCTAACTCATCGGGTGGCTGCGGGACAGGATATGAAGCGGCTTGGTGCCACATGCCCGGGATTTTATTTCAATTTGGACAGATGGAAAACATAAATCCATACCCAACAGTGTCTAATTGTAGCGGTGGATAATATACCCGGCACTTGGTAATGACGCGCAAATATTACCTTTGGGGAAAAGGGTTGTTTCGTTAATGCCAAGTGAATGATTCGCTTGATTTCCCACCAAATTTACCGTAACATTTACTCATTAGTTAGCCACCTTTTTAGGTGCTAGTAGCGCGTCAACATCCCTTGTGCTGTTGGGTCGCTTCTATGGGTTTTGCGAACCCTAGCCTCACATACAGCTCTCGTGTAAAAGCATATGCTCACACTTATAAAGTGTGCCCAATGTGAGTGAGGATATAGCAAACGATAAAAGAGAGCCCTCGTGCTTTGATGGTGTGTTCATTCGCTAACTGTTGGTCAAAAACCATAAGACGGTTGGCACAAAATAGAGCACCCCTTTTATCGTATGGTGGCAACAGCTGCCTAACTCTGGAATGGTACGCTCACACAGCGACCAACCCACAATCTTTTTAGGAGAGAGATATGGAAAAGCAAGGCTTCCTTTGTCGCCAAACATGGCGAATGCCCGATGTCAAAATCGGTGCAATAGGATACTCACTGAGCAATTTTGATTCTTGCTTTAAGGTAGGTGCCGGACTAGGGTCAAGCGTCACCATCGACGGAGAGAGCCCGAAGGATTAGCTCTCTCCCAAAGATGGTGGGAAGCGCTTACGATCACCAGCGCCCCTCTTGCATCCCTGTGGCAAATGAGTCGAGTTCAACAGCGATCCCGTTAATACTCTCAAGTCCAACCTCTGGGTCGGGTTCCTGGCAGATCAACTGAGTGAACTCAAAATACACCATTGCCCCACAGTAAAATGCTCGACGTATCCGGTTGTATTGGGCACTGCCAGCGAATACATCAGACGCCTTTAGGACTTCGATCGAGTATGCTTCCCATGCTTGGTCAATTGAGATCTTTTCCACGCCTTACCCCTTGGCTTTCTTGTTTTTTGTGACTCGCCGAAATGATTTTCTTACTGGCGCATCGGTGTACATCCTCGCCCTATGTAATGCCATTCGAAATGCGTCAGAGTCGTCTGCGTTTCCGTTTGAGTCGGAAGGGAATGCCATCATATCAATCCACTTCCCATCATCATCTTGTCGCTGAATCATTACCTTATTTTTGATTGAGGTGTCGGTATGTAAAATTCTTAGGTGGTCAATATTTATGCAGGTCTTATTTTTGCAGGTGTGGATGATCTTTGCGCCTTTGGGAATCTCACCATTCTCAAGTATCCAGGCGATTCGATGTCCCAGGTTCGTCTTAAAATACGGAATTCCGGTCGGCCAACTCGCATAGCCCCGAAGAGTGATCGTCTTCTTCCATTCCCTGCAACCGGTCTCAGTTAGCTCACTGTTATGTTTGAATCGTTTCTTGGCTTGCTCGATCGTTAATTTTACAGGCATTTTCGTCTCCCTTTGAGGTGGCGATAAGCTACGCAACGGGCATTGTTTCACCTATCGCCAAGCACTCACTACGAGTGAATGCTTCGTTTATTGTGGGGTATCTCCAGCTTGAGACATCGATTTAATTAGTTTCAATTTCTCAGCATACGTCAGCTCATCAACCGTGTCCTTCCCATACAATTTGATAGCTGCGGTCATGCGCCGTGTCTCGAACTTGTAAAGTGTTCTGAGGCATTCGATCTGATCGATTGCGGCTTGGTGCTCCGCCTCTGATATGTCGGCTTCTAGTCTCTCCGGCTCCGGCTCTTCCACAGGCCATGATGGTGTCGGGATATTTTGGATTTGCGCCATTGCCGGATGCTGGTATCCATCCTTGTCGCTTGACCCGAACAAGTTCTCGATCATCGCAGCCTCTTCCTCGTCTGTTACCGCTTCAAGCTGGATCGGTGCTGATTCCACATCCATCAGCGGTTGGATCAAGTCGGGAGATAGATACTCATGCCCGTATCGTGAGACCCATGCCTGGATTGCTTTGGCTCGCTGCATCTCACCAGGACTGCCTTTCCATGCTGGCCCGTCCGCGCTACGGCTCATCTTACGTAATTGGTCGAGTCGCATCGCTGAAACGAACTCACACTTTTTATGGCGATCTTTAAACAAGACGACACAGTAAGAGCCTTGGAACTTCCCAGGATTTGGATCGCGGCTTTTCCGATGATACGGTTCCTCAAACATCGCCCCATCACTGAACTCATCACCTGAGTGAACCAAGCCCGTCTGGAAATCGACGATGTCCGGGTGACGCTTCAATGCTTTAACTAGTCCCTTGGCTTCGGGTAGTAGGGTAACATCTTTACCGAATGGTACCAGATGGGCGTCTCGGGTCGGCAGCAACCCGTTTATGATACAGCTCGATACCGCCTTAAAGATCGATATCGGCGTGCATTCCCGAAGTCTTGGCTCTTGTGCAAACGCCATCTCAAGGTGCGCCTGGAATGAGGTCACCATTCGATCATCAAATGCCGGGTTGAGCGCTTTGGCGTTCATCAATGCCGGTAATATCTCAGACTGAACTCGGTCGGGTATTTGGCTTACTGCATTGTCACGTGTGGCTACTGCTGTCTCAGTCATGTTGTGCCCCTTCCATTGCTTCGGTTCTATCAAGTACCCATTGCTTCAACTGTGCGACGGATACCTTGTGAAGATTCCCAATTTTGACCGTGGGTAACTCGCCAGACTTGATCATCTGGTAGCCCTTAGCTCGTTTAACACCGATCAACTCGAATGCTTTATCAGCGCTGATTAGTAGTGGTTCCAAAAATAAGCCCCTTTCTATTTGACTTGATTAACTGTCTATAATCTTAGCATATATTGTCCATGTATGGCAACCACTAAAATGCACTTAAACACAAAAAAAACCGCCGATCTCTCTCAGCGGTTTTTAAAGTAGCGCATCTAATTATTTCTAGAGGCACACCCACATTTCCACAAACCCACAAACCCACAAACCCACATTTCACCAGTTAGTTTCATTCACATAACAAATCTTGCTCGATCTCAACAGCATCGGCGTATAGTTGATTGTTGTCTGTCCGTCGCCACTCCATCTGAACGGTGTAGAATCTCTCATCCATTCCGATCACTGACCCCTGACACGTATAGATACAGGTTACATGCCCCCCCATGCCATCATCAATCTGGGTTTCTTGGGTTGCACCGCCACAAAAGATCTCTTGACCCTGATCAAAAATGGTGAGTTGACTCATGACTAATCGAAGCGCCCCGGCTTCGTGATCATCGACGCTGATCACGAGATCATCAATTATGAAGTCGTCGCGCGTATCTCCACTCCCAGCACCACATGCCATGAGTAAAATCAGTGTGGTAAATGCGATCAAGGCTGTTTTCATTGTTACCACCTTTCCATACCCAAGGGTAAGCTATCGGAAACCACAAACCCGGTCACCTCTGTCGATCTTGCCGGTAACACTACAAGTTGATTGAAGAACCGTCGTGCAATGTGCGCCTTCCTCAGTAAGGATGGACTCTGTTGAGTCCGAAACATAACCTTCCCTGGCGTTTTATGAACAGATTCATATAGCGTATGCCCCCGTTTTAGTCGCCTAACCAATGTCGCCGGATGTATCCCAAACTGACGGGATGCCTCTGGGATCGATAGCCAGACGCCTAGTTCGTACTCATATTGTACCGGTCGCGGCATCCCCTTTTCCCACGGTACGTGCTTAGAGTCGGATGTAAGCAGTCGGTCTGGATGGTGTCGGTTGACAATTTCTTTGTAAGCCACATCAACTAATGCCTGTAGCTCTGTCACGCTCTCACAGCCCCATATTTGCCCTTTCGATAATCCCAAGTCATTACCCCTAAAGAAAATCTTTTTCCACTTAAGGGATAGATGGGACTGTGGGACTTTGACTATCATATCCATAGGCATTACCTCAGCTCACGTTTTTTGTTTTCCGCAAAGTCCACGAACTGTGCGGCGGCTTCCCATGCGGCGGTTAGGTTGAAGTCAAGATCGGATACGCTTAGGTCCATGTTCTCAGCCACAGAGGTGACGTAAATGTCTAAAGCAATGTCTCGGATTTCCTCGTGGCGTTTGGCGGCTTCAAAGTCGATGACGTTCTTATTCATGCTTTGCCCCTTTAGCGCTAAAATGCTTTAATTGATTAGTTCTTTCCTTCGATGGCCTCACGTGAGGCCATCGAAGGATTTAATGGCTTGAGATTTATTCGTCTACTTCTTCCTCAATGTCGTTGCGACCTGGTGGGAGCATATCAAGTGGATCGTCTATTTCGTCAAACAAGCCCAGTTGAATAGCCCCTGAAATACTGAGAAGCTCGTACATTAACTCATCTTCACTCGCTCGGTACTCAGCAACTGCCAACTCGGCTTTTCTATTTAACTCCTCCCGTTTAATGATAATGCCGAGAACTCTCTCAGATACAATGCCCCTTGAGTACTCTCGTAACCATTGGAACTTTGGAGATACCCTGGATGTTTTTCTGCGCTGAACTCTGTTGAAACGCAATGCAACTACGATTGATTCTGGACCCTTTACAATCCTATACTTATGATAGGAATTCACCCTCATGCCCATATCTGTTTCAACTTTTGACCTTGGTGATTTCTTATTGACACGAACCATTTCCTCTATCAATCCCCTGTGGTCACATCGGATATACTGGGCATGAAAGTCTCTAAACTTTGAAAGTGTTTCTGTCCATCTATTCCTTTCTGCTATAGTGGCAGCTTTTTCAGATTTCCTTTTGTCATCATCGGCAAGAGGGGCACCTTTTGAATCATGTAATGATGGCTGTACTTGTCGATGCCACCCAATGGATTGTTGTAATTCCTCCTTAGTAAATTTTTTCCCGTGTTTACTCGCTGCAACCAACTCAACCAATGCAATAGCAGGACCGTCTAATATCCGATACAGGTGTTCATTAATAATAGGTCCAATAGGCTCAGGCTGTTTAGCTAAATTTAGATTTTCCACTACCCTACCTCCCTGGTGTAACGTCAATAATAGTTCCGCTATCAAGTTTTGCCGTGCTCAACGCCTCCTTTACAATTGGGGGTAATTCATCCAATGCCTGACATAAGTGCGTGATCATTGCATTGAACTCGGGTCGAGCGTAATCAATAACAATTTCTTGGGATTCCTCATCTCCCGACATTAGCAATGCCAACCGTTTTATACATACTAATAACGGCTCAAATGATCCCCATATACCTACAAAACAGTCCCTTATCTGATCCGGGGACTTATGTTCACCATCGATTATAATCGGTGTGCGAGCTTCTTTTAATCGAGCCTTGAGCTTATTAACCTCAATGAGTAAATCATTGCGCTCCTTCAACCCGGTCTCCGCATCTAATAACTCGCCTTTTAACCTCTGGACTTCATTTAGTTCTGAAACCTCCATCGTTTCAATGGTTTCTGTTTTTTTATTCAGCTCTAATATTAACTCATCGATGCGCCCTTGGAGATCATCTTGATTGTCAAACTCATCAATCTTTGCCTGAAGGTCTCCTATCTCTTTGATTAGATTAGCATGGGAGTCGAATATCGCCTGATTTTTTTCTTTCTCCTTTTCGGCTTTTAAAGCTTCGATGCGCTCGGTGTGCTCTTGGTTCATCTGTTCCCTTAGATCGCGTATGGCATTAGCGCGAATCTCGGCTATTTGAGCGTCGGTAAGCACTTCGTCTACAGACCGTTGTTTCAAGGCATCCTCTTGCTCTTGGGCTTTTGCCATCAGCTCTCGGATTTGAGCGGCGGTTAGTTTAATGCCGTCGCCTATGACGATTTCGTCAATGGCTGTTTTGATTTCCTCGGGGGCGTTGGATTCGACGATTTCAGTTATAGCCCCCCAAGATAATTTTGAGTCCAGTAAGCCGTTCGGCAAATTTTGCCGAACGGATATCACATATCGTTCGGCTGCAATCCGAAGCCGATAAGCCTCCCTTGCCCCCAACCACGGCACCTCAGTCTTTAGCCATTCTCCAAACAAATTATTAGATGGGAACTCTTCACGGGCATAATGTAGCGCCGTACCAAGCTGTAAGAATGCATCTAAAGCCTTATCTCGGCTTTGATAGCACTGATCACTATATACCGCTAACCTCTCTTCTTTAGTGGCTGCGAGGCTACGCCCTGGCTCGGAAGTAGGCGTAGTGTCAGGCTCTTGAAACGCCATCACTTCTTGGGTCAACTCTGGCATTGCTAGTATTCCTTGTGCTGTTTCATGCTGAATTGTTTCCATGTTTCACACCCCAACTTGTTTAGGCGATAATTTATACGTTGCCTTGTTTTGCGAGTTTCGCGGAACAAGTCCTCTATATCACTAAGGTACAGGTCTAATGCATTCAGATTCACTTTATAGTTCTCATCGTCGTCTTTAAACGGACCTAGACTATGAAAACCATCATAGTCATATTGTTCACTTGTAATCCTATTATGTAATTTTTCTATTTCTACAGAAATCCCACCGATTATCTGGTGAACCCATTCCGCTCTAAACGCAGCGTCACTCCCACGTGGTTTTTCATCGTCTATTATTGGCATTTTAACCCTTTCCATTAATTCTTTTAATGCTATTGTCGGTATCACTTCACCGCCGGTTCCGCCCAAATATGAATCCCCTTTTTACTCAGCTCTTCACCCACTTTCTCGATATGCTTATCCAGCGCTTCCCGTAGGTGCTCGCCCCGTTTTCTGTTCGTGTGCTCGCAAATAATCTCCAGCAATTCCACTTGGCGTTCGGCATACTGAATCGCGACCACTTTATTGTACTTAACCATGTCATACCCCTTTACAATTTGTTTTAACTGACTACCTACTACAAATATACAATGTTTTAGCATGTTGTCAACATAAATCGGGTATTATTTTATGGCTTGACAAGGTAGGCGTTGGGTACTATAGTATACATAGTTTTAGTGATTCGCAAAATACAAAACAGGAGGATTATGGCATGCCGACCCTATTAACTACTGACCAAATGTATGACGCACTGGTGGAATTCATTGGCACTTACAGCAGCCAACGGGAAGCTGCGATTGAGTTGGATATCTCACCCAGCCAATTGAGCGAGATGCTGACACGTCGCCGTGAAGTAACTGCTAAGATGGCTGCTAAACTCGGGTACGTTCGAGACTATTGCTACATTGCCAAGGAAAGATATTGATCATGCCGATAAATCCCGACCGTTCCGATATTACAGCACAAGAACTCGCACTGTTGTTATCCCGAACAGATAAAGCCGCGCGTGTCCCTGATGGATGGATGACCAACTGTCCCGCTCACAATGACACTAACCCGTCTCTATCGCTAAAGGATAGCCCTAGAGGTATCGAGGTAAATTGTTTCAGCGGATGTAGATGGAGGGATATCTGTGACGCCATAGAGCAGACAACGGGGCACGATATCCGCTTTGGACAACGCCGACCCAATTATATTCAATCCGTACCCCGTGCACCGATTGAAAAGGCACCACCTAAGCCGCCAGTGCCTAAAGAGCTAGTAAATACGTGGTCCTATTACGATGGTGAGGGGACTGAGGCGTATCAGGTTCATCGGTATGAGGATGCAAACGGAAAGAAAACATTCCGTCAGTGTCATACGGATTGGCAGGGGCAAACACAATGGAATATGAACGGCGTCGAACGCTACCTGTACCAGCTACCGGCAGTGATCGACGCCATAGAACACGGAGACACTATTTACATCGTCGAGGGCGAGAAGTGTGCCGACAGGTTGTTGCAAGAAAACCTTTGCGCGACCACTTCAGCAGGCGGCTCTAAAGGCTGGACACAACCACATGCGACGGGTTATGCGACCTCGCTTATGGGTGCCTCCAACATTGTCATTATACCAGATAATGACGATGCTGGAAAGTTATACGCCCTTGATATTGCTAGTAGTCTATGGAAAGTCCGCCAGCGCTGCCAAATTCTCACGTTTGAGGGGTTGAGTGAGAAGGATGATGTCTATGATTGGTTAGAAGATGGGCACACAATCAATGAGTTGGTGGAATTAGCATCACTAACCGAGGACTATGTAAAGCCTAAAACCAAAGCGGAAACATCGAGGTTATTTATGCCGACCCGATCACTTATCGTTAAGCGCCCGGATGAATTCAAGCCAGTTGAGCATACGTGGTTATGGGAAAATTACATTCCTACTGGCGATCTATCCATCATTGCGGGCAAGGGTGGTTCAGGGAAGTCCACCGCTGTCTATGGTATTGGTGCCACTGTTACTATCGGAGGATTTCTACCGGACAAATACGGTAAGCCAACCTGTAAAGTGGAACCAGGGACAGTGCTTATTTATCCAGGTGAAGATTCACCTTCCGCTAGTATCATCCCAAGATTACAAGCGGCTGGGTATGACCCCAGTAATGTTAAAATCATACCCGGTACCCAAAGCTCGGAACTCGTGCCATACGGGCAAGAAAAGGAAACGATCTATCCCGTTTATCTGGATCAATTGACGTTACTGGCTCGGACCTTTGAGAAGTACCGACCCAGAATGGTGATATTTGACCCGTTCCAGTCGTTCTTTCCGCCAGGTAAGGACATGAACAAGGGTGAGCATGTCCGTCCGATTATGCTGGGGCTCTCTCGGCTCGCTGAACAATACAAGCTCGCGATTGTGCTTATCGCACATCCACCGAAAGCGGCACAGACTAGCGCGGCTTATGGGATCGCGGGTAGTCATGAGTTTAGCAGCGTGCCTAGAGCCGTCCTGACTGTGAACGGCGATCCACAGGATAACAACTACGCCATCCTCTCAGTGGTAAAACTCAACCATGGGCGTATTCCAAAATCAATGCGCTTTTCTAGGGTTGAGGGTGAATTCTCATGGGGTGGGGTTTCACCATTCACTGGCGAAGACCTTAATCCAAGTGGACGTGGACCCGCACCGATTGAGCGGAATCGGTGTTTTGTGTGGCTGTATGAACTGCTATACAACGCCCCGGATTGTAAATGGAATCGGGTTGAAATCACCACGCTAGCAGAGCAGCAAGACTTCAAGCGAACGACTTTGCATGAGGTTAGGCATCGGCTAGGGCTAGAAGTCGTTAAGGTGGCTAGGGGTAATACAACGGACACGCAAGGGGATTTCTTACAGTTACCTAAGGATATGTGGCCGGAAAATCAATAGTGCTTGACTGATATCAGGGGGACAGATTGCTTGTCCTCCTGATATTTTACCATCAGTATAGGTATATAGCTATCTGACTAATATAGGGTGTAAATAATAATAATAATAATAAAAAATCATTTTTTACAGATATTTGTTACTCCGAACAAAAAAACAAGGGTCGGTTTACCACGAAAACTCTGAAACAGTAACTACGAAGAATACCGAAGATACTGCGAAACACCGATAACTCCGGAAACTCCGAATTCGCATAGATAATAAAGGACTTACAGTGTCAAGTATTTTTACAAGAATGAAATGTCAACTTTAATACCGGGTTTTTTACTTGATGGAAATCGTCAAGTAAAATCACCGATTCGGAGTATCCGGAATAGACAGGCATCGGGCACTTTTTTCGATGTCCATTTTCGTATCCTATATAACGCGATACGCGCGATGCAAAAAATCGTGCCAGAATTAACGGTTTTTCAAACTATTTTTCACTGCCCTCGATTTCCACATTTTACGTCGCTTTTCCCTTGCATTATGTTTCGTACTAGGCTATCATATAGTTAGAGATTGAGTGAGGGGTAAGGCAAAAGCAAGTTATCAAAATGATAACTTGCTCCAGCACAAAGGGGCAAACCATGAAAATCACCGAGTATTTCCATCGCTACGAAGACGATCTACCACCCGATGACATATTCCAAGAAGTCCTATTCTCATTCTGCCCGATATGTGGTGATGATCTGAAAATCAACACCGGGCAGTTGGAATCCGAGGTGCTGTGTGAAGCGTGTGAGGTAATCGAGTTAGAGGAAAAGTTTAATGCCTGATGAAGGTGGCACTGTGGACAAGCGAAAAGATTGGCGGGACACGCCTCAAGAAAAATGGCATGAGCGCAGCCGATCATCGATGTTAGGCATTCGCTGTTACAGTGGCGTTAAGCAACGATTCATGGATTATTCAAGTCTATTTCCGAGCCATGGGGCTGCGCTTGAGTCGTTGCTTGATTTGGTAGACGAAAGGGGCGACTGATGAATGAACAAACTTACGTTGATATATTCATGGCAGCGGTGAATGAGGACTGCATCATTGCCAGGGGCAAAATGGATGATTTATCGTACCGTGAAATCAAGATGCTGATCTTGGTGGCTGAAGATTTGGTGTCGTGGTCGCGGAGCAATAAGTTGATGAGAGATATCGAAGCGTCTAAGAGTATTACAAAGGGGTATGAATAGTGCCAACCTACACGTTTTGCATCTCATGCGGCGAACGACTTCCAACCCATTACCCATACCGTGCCGAGGATCCGCTCTGCTATGAGTGTGCGGTTGCTGCGGAGGAAGATAATGTCTGAAGCACATGGATACGTTGAAGTGAACGAGCTTAAGAGTGGCAAGAATAATTTCGTTGGGATGTTTGGATATAGCGATGAGCATGGCGTTACGTTGTACTCTAACGCCGTTATTCGGAACGGATGCCGTAAGCACCATGTTGAACATTATGCCCTCAACTTCCTATTAGGGCGTCTAACAGCCGAGAACGTGTCAAATATCCCAATTCGTGTTGAATGCGAGCAATTGGTCAAGGAAATTATGGATGGGCAACGTGGGCAACCCTGGAACCTCTCAGACGTGAATCTGTCGCGCCGTATGATCCAAGGCGTCAACTGCTGGCTCGAATTACCGCCTGTAACGCACGAGAATACCCTTTAAAGGCATTTTATAGTGTGAACACTTGTACTGGTATTCATTGAGTATAAAACGCCTGAGAATTCATTTCTGGGGGCTGGGTTATCAGGCGACTAGGTGAGAGAGGATATACAGTCGCCCTCTCTCACCGTTTCAGTAACGCTCAGATGCCGTGAACCCTCTCCACGGTTTGGATCTGAGTGGTGGGCGCAGTGAGTATAAGGTGCTCTCGCTGCGTTCCCAAATTAAAGCACTCAGGCTCGGGATCGTACCGCCCGGCGCGCATGTCTGAGTGACTGACGGGGAGTGTGAAAGTGCGTCACTCCCCGTTAAAGGAATGTTATGACATCCGCCAACATTGCCCTTAAAATATTGATTGTATTACTTGTTTTAGGTACGCCACTATATTGCGCCTACCAGAGCTTCCGATGACATTACGAGAGACGCAATCCAAATTCGCGGGCATGGTAGCCAGGCTCATACTACATGCTGAGATACTTGGGTATGAGGTTACTTTCGGGGACACTTACCGCTCGCCTGAGGTTACGCATGGGCACGATAAAAGCCTGCATTGTAAGCGCTTAGCGGTTGATCTTAACTTGTTCAAAAACGGTCGCTATCTCAGATCAACAAAGTCACACGAGCCACTTGGTGAATACTGGGAAAGCATCGGTGGGAGCTGGGGCGGTCGGTTTGAAGATGGGAATCATTACTCAATTGCATGGCGAGGTATGAAATAACGAAACCCCTGCTACCACTGACCTGCCTCGGTCGTAGTGGGGTACTCCAGCAAGGCGCGACTATGTACCGTAGGTGGCAGGTAGTCGCGCCTTGTGGCAAAGGGGTGTATGTCCTTTTTTATTTACTGGTATATTGGCGTATGGGTGTTGTGTGCCATATTTGCATTGGGTGGAATAATCAGGCTATTTGTGTGCTGGAGTGACTACTATGAGGCGAGATATCACGACAACGGAAGTCTACGATTCGATCATAAAAGCGGGCGGCACCTTCCGCGTCCGTGATGGTCGGCTATCGATCGTGGGTCTCAATCCGTTATTCAAGTCCTGGCACGCTAAGACATTACTTGAGCACCAATCGGCTTTACTTGCCCTAGTCGAGTACAAACGAGGTAACCATGAAAGCATTGACTCTGTTGATTATTCTGTTGGCAGCGTCGATTAGTTACGCCCAAGACTTCGTGCCAAAAATCACGATGGCGTGGGATTATGATGACGCCGAAAACGCGGGTGTAATCGCTAAAAGTTTCTATCTTGCATGGGGTGAATCGTCTAGGGGTGATGTTCTCGTATGCGATCTAGCCGACATGCCGCAACCCTACGAGGATATGATATACGTACCGATTGATGTGAGACGTTTTAGCTTTGTCTTTACCCGTGACCAACCGCTTTGTTTTTCCATGCTTACCATGGGCGAAGTCATTGAAACGAAAGCCCCGATTGCAAGTGAATTCAGTAACGAGATTTGCATTCCCCCTGCTGTAAAGAACATTACAGTAAACTATCGTTAGGAGCATCATGAAGCGATTATTGGTCGGTTTAGTCGTATTACTACTGCCCACGATCGTATCGGCTCAGGCTTGTTATGTATCGTGGGAACGTCCTGCATCAGAGCGGACGGTTGGATATCACATCTACAAAGCGGATAGTTCTGAAGCGGTGATGACCATGCCGCAAATAAACGCGGTAGAGATTGATACGTATCAGGTATCAGGAGACGATAACAAAGCAGAGGCGACATGCGAGTCGCTAGGTCTCAAGCATGGTGATTGGTTCACGATTACAGCGTCGATAGATGGGCGTCAGGGACCAAAAAATCAGCCACTTAACGTGATGATCGAACAAGTAACGGCAATATTCCAGTGTGTGTATATGAAAGACGGAAATGGGCAAATGTGGGGCGAGCCGATGTGTACACCCTCGACAGTTCAACAGATGCCGTAAGAGGATACGGTACAGCCAAAAGGGGCAGACGATGGGGGCGGCATAAAGGAGCGTAGGTTGTAGAATTCTCTACAGACTATTTGGTGGGAAATGATAACCCTACCCCGAGCATAGGGGTTCGGAGGTTTTGATGGCACATATTCTGGCCTTTCTGATCATCTGTCTATCTTTTTCTCATGCGCTCGCGACTGATTACTTTGTTAGTACAACTGGTAATGATTCTGCGGACGGGCTAAGCGAGGGTAATGCGTGGCTAACCTTGGCCAGAGCGGTTACATTTGACGGCCCTGCTGGGTGTGGTGACACGATCAATATGGTGGCAGGGTCGTATGCTGGGCTTGTAACCATTACAGGCTGGAACTGTACTAAAGAGAACCCGATTACGCTAAAGGGGCCACGCACTGCGATCATCGATGGAACTTTGACGGGAAGCGGGCAGCAAATTAGGATTACAGCATCATCAGGTGGGATTGTTTTAGACGGATTTACGATACGCGACCACACTGGTGCGGGTGTTTTTGTAGGCACAAATGGGTTTGAAACAGGTGCATGCCGAGTAAATAGCGTGGTTATTAAGAATTTAGCCATCCATGATCAGATCGATGCCGTTGGAGTTGATGGGCATGGCATCTGGCTTGACGGCAGTGAGAATCAAACGAAGTTTGGTCAGATATGTGACATTGAGATCACAGATAATGAGCTGACAAATCTAGTGACAGGAGAGGCTGGAGCATATGACGAAGCTCTTACGCTTTCGAGGGCAATTGACGGGTTTACGATTACGGGAAACATCCTTGATAATGTGTCAATGATCGGGATTGATGTGATTGGTCGGTTAAATGAGGGGATCCCCACTAACGGACTTATCGCCAATAACGTGGTAAAAAACTCAGGCACTGCCAGCGAGCATACTGCGCTCTATGTAGATGGCGCGACGAACGTTACGATGGAAGATAATGTCTGTCTCGACAATATCGGCGTGTGTATAGTCGCGAGTGCGGAGCAAGCTGGAATACAAACACGTGGCGTTATCATTCGTCGGAATATCTCGGTTGATCAGAATGGCCGAGCGATCATCGTCGGTGGGACTGCCATTACTGCTCCAGCGACACTTGATACCTGCGTGGCTCACAATGTATCTGTTCTTGAAACCAACCTCGCCCAATTTCGGACGCTATACTCCCGATTGTCGGGAGAAGGGGCGTTGCTGAATAATATGGCGCTCGTGGCTCCAAGTGTGACGACTGATTTCGCAGATATACGAAACATCGAGACGAAAGACGGTCCGTTCACCTGGCGTTCAGATGGTAACTTGTTTAGTCGAGAAGCCGATGTATTTTGGGAGGAAGCGGAGACCACCACATTTTTCGCCACGTTAGCTTTATGGCGGTCGGGAACTGGGCAAGATGCTAACTCACTTGTAGGTACTCCTATTTTTGAGACAAGCCCATTTCCGTTTGTTGAGGGTGTGAGTTCATACGAATTAGCTGCCGGTTCACCCGGTATTGACGATGGGGTAAGTCTCGCAACGGTATCGGCTATTAACGGCAATATTCTCACCCTAAGTGACGAGAGTTGTTTTAGTCCAGGACATGGACGGGTAACTGGGGATACTGTCCAGATTGGATTAGATCAAGGAAACATCGCGACTGTGGTGGCACGAAACTCCGCTTCAAACACAATCACACTAGATCGCACGGTAATGGTAGAGCTTGGGAACACAGTCAACTACCCATTTAACGGACTAGCACCAGATATTGGGAGAACATTGGTAATCAGACCTCCTAGCTCTGGGTGCGCGAGATCAGGATGAACGAAGTGAAAAAGGGCTCAATAGAGTGGCGACACGAGCGGAAGATCAAAGCGGTTGAGTGGACAACGCGCATGTTTGAGGATCCGGGTGTCGTCGTGATGGATACCGAAACCACCGGGTTACTGTCGAATAAAGAAGCGGAAATCGTAGAGATCGCGATTGTGAGTTTATACGGCACTGTCCTCTTTGATTCCCTGATTAAGCCCAAATTACCGATTCCACACTACGCGACCAAAATTCACGGCATTAGCAACAGGGATGTGGCGGATAAGCCAACATTTGGGGATGTGTATGAAGAAATTGTGGACATATTTAACTCGGCGTCTATGGTGCTGGTCTACAACAAGTCGTTCGATACTGAAATGCTTCTTAGGGGCTCTGAGTTGTATGGCTTGACGCCGTTTTCAACGAGATGCCCCACTGTGATCGGACGCCCAGATATCCCGACAAATTGGTTCTGTGCCATGAAAATATACGCCACATGGGTGAACGATTGGAATTCTTACTACGACGACTTCAAATTTCAACCACTCAATGGTGGGCATCGGGCGTTGGGCGATTGTATGGCGACGATTGATCGGTTGCGAGAGATAACGGTTGATAATCAGGTGGAGTTGCCATTTTGAAGCATCCTGAACTGTATAAACATATTACTGAAAAGCAGTTTCAGAGCCAATTAATTCGTACTGCGTGCATGTTAAATTGGACGGTATATCACACCCATGATAGTCGTAAATCAGCGCCAGGCTTCCCCGATCTTGTCATGTTAGGGCATGGTCGTCAAATCGTCGCCGAGCTCAAGACCGAAAAGGGTCGTGTGTCGCCGTATCAAACCGGTTGGCTCGATGCGTTCCGAGAAGTCACCCAACCGCCTGAGGTTTTCCTGTGGCGTCCATCCGACATCGATGAAGTGATCCACACGTTACAAAATCAAGCATCGCCATCTGGTTCCTCGGGACTATCTTGATGTTGGTAAAACGACTCATCTCGTGGCTTACGACAATGGGACCATGCAATGCCACCAAACATGCGGATTGTTGCCCATATCATACGATGATAGGCGGTTGATCGTTGTCCGTGTTGCTCGGCGACTGTGAAGAATAAATCATCCCAGTGTTTACGTCCGGCGTTTTCATGTCGCTTTTCAATGACGCTGTCCTCATCCACAAGCAGGTAATCACATTGGTATCCGAAATCGTGAATGATGCTCGGTATGAATAGACTCCCTGTTGGGGACACTAGCGCGTTGAATGGTCGAGGGACACTAGCACCGTCAATCACAGTGCCTTTGGGAATGAGGCAGATCGTGTGATCGGGTAGCTGATGTCGCCAATCCTGGACGATGAGCCACCTACGGCGGGAAAACAGTGGTGTGGGCTCTAATGGTTTAATAATAGGTGAGACGTGAGTGATCATTTATTTTTCTCCCTGAGTTAAGTATACACAGCTTGTAGAAAGGGTAAGTATGGCACGGTTTAGCACCACTGGCAGACGTGAGTCCCGTCCTTCCATACAGGTTGAAGATCGCCGCTATATGGATAGTCGCTATATTGTCACACCTGTCAAAGAGGGGTATGATGTCTATCTATCCGATATTGACAGTGATGAAGCCATTGAATACTTTAGGCTAGAAGAGAATCCGCATCCTGATTTTGTGACAGTGGTGATTAAAGCAACGTCGGATATCTGGGGGATGTTCATACGTGAACGGTTTGAGGTGGTCCCTCATGGATTCCGCCCACCTGAGTGGTTAGGGGTGAAGAATACTGAGGAAGCGTATGGATTTGACATGCCTGGCACTGTGATCGGGGGCACTGATGGAATTGATACTCGATCTGAAACAATTTGACGATGACATCAAAACCCTTGGGAACAAGTTACCTGGGGTTATTACTAAATTTATCGATGGTCAGCTTGACGAACTCGCTAAGAATTCGCAGGCGCTTGTACCGTACGGCTTGCCCGAAGACCTCAAAGAGCCCACTGAACCCCACCTCAAAGATACGATGGTGATTGAGTACGCTAAACCAGGGCAGGTGTACACGGGCGCTATCTCGTATACGGCTGATTATGCTTTTGATGTGCATGAGAATCCGAGATCAGGCCGTACTGGCGGTTTTTCACCGAGTGGCGCTAAATACAGTTACTATGCTCGCGATGGTTCCTTCAAATTCCTAGAGCAGCCGACGTTACTCATGCGGGCGACGTTCGCGCAGGATTTCGCGGTTCACGTCGCGTTCTCTGTGTAATGACTCGCCCGATCTCGTCTCGAAGTAATTACTCAAGACCCCGATCGCCAGATTCTCGTGTGTCGCATCAAGCCAATGTTGAGGCGATTGATCATATCCTTGAATTATTGACTCGCCTAACCAGTGATTGTTGTCAGAGAGATTTTTATGGTAAACTGGTTTTAGAAATCGCCATTGAGGACGGTGTACTACAAATCGGGTCACTGTCCGGGCACGAAGTCAAAAGAATTAAATAACGGTATCCGGTATCTATAGGGCTGACCTCTGTCGGGTGGTTGGTACCTAAATAGGGCTGGGATAGAGTTGCTGCCCCTTCTCTATCCCGGCCTTTTTTTATGCGAGCGCACCATGATACTTGACGAGCTTCATACATACATCAACGCCCAGGCTGGACTTGAAACATTGTCCATTTATAAGCCAGACTTAGAAGATGGCGATGGGGCTCCAGACTTTCAGCTTGCGCTGCGTCCAACTGGCGGCTTGCCTCCTGTCCGTACGTTGGATGATACTGTCGGGTCAATCGTAGATCCGATCGCCATTCAACACCTCATGCGTAGTCGTCCGGTGGGGCATGCTGGAAACGTGGCAAGCGCGTATCAGGATGCATGGGCGACGTTGTGGCTCGTGTATGAAGCGGTTGATTTAATCATGGTGAAGCGCCGGACACTGACGGGTGTGATCTATGAGTATGCGGAAATCTTACAACCGCCTGCCCCACTATCGCTTGCCGATGAGAAAGATCGGTGGCTGTTTTCGTTTAACGCCATTTACCATAGGGAGCGGACATGAGTTTTACATCGGTTACTAGCATGTGGGGGCACATTTCCTATGCGTGTGGCCATTGTCGGTTCGTATCGCCTCATTTGAGCGTGATGAAGATACATGAAGCCAGTCACCCAACTCGGAGAACTGGCATATTGGATCCGTTTGGGGCTGAAGTGGATGTGATCGTGGCAGAAGACAACCCTGGTGAGGTAGACGCGGAACACTTAGGAGATAACTGGTGATCACTCCACCCCATAAATGAGGCGGCTTCTGCGGAAAGGCATGCCCTTACATCAGGCTACGTTAGCTCCGCAAGGCTCGATCCGAGCCCCTAAATCGGACCAGCGGCCAGGCCGAAGCGCAGCACACACTGGAGCATTTAGGATGTTTTCTCTACTTTTCGGAATAACTTTTACCCACGACCCTACGCCGTGGAACCCACTAGTTATTTTAGAAAGAGCCGCACAGCGTATAGCGACAAGTGGTACTTTCAACCTCCGAGTCTAACGCTGTCGTATTGTTGGGCATTATACAGAAAATAAGTGGTTGAGGCAATTACTTTTACGCTTGATTGAGTCGAGATTGGAGCTTCGCTCCAAACTCCTATCCCCTGCCAGCTAAAGCAGGCAGTCCACCGGAGGTTATTATGGCGTACAGATCAGGATGTGTGGCGGTTCAATTGGGTGATGATACGAGTGAAACAGCGGTGGCGATTACGACTGCTACGCCATCGGCGGGTATTGTGACGATCGCGGCGACTGCAATCGGGGCATCGCCTGGTGACATTGTGCAAGTGGTGGGTAGCACGGGGCTGGTTAATTTTAACTCGTACCATATCGTGAGCACAGCGGCAGACGCCAATACGCTCACGATTGTGAACGGGAACATTACGGGCACATTAGTAACGCCGGGCACTGTGCAGCGGATGAATACCACTTGGACGACAATTTCTGAAGTGGCCACGCTAAACTTTGATCAAACCTATAACGTCTCTGAAGCGCCATCTTTGGACGATTGCACGGGTATCATAGAGAAGGTTGCGACCACAGTAAGTGGATCTGGAAGTATTGTGCTTAATTGGTTGCCTGCTGACACAACTCAAGGCATGGTATCAGGTTTATCCAAACTGGCAGACGGTCGGGGTACTGTTTGGATTCGGGCACAAAACAACGCTTACAGTGAGACGACGCCTACTTATGAAGGCTTTATGGCCATTATCAATAATTATGCACGTAGTTTTGAGTCAGGCACGCATCAGCAATTGACGCTGGGTCTCGATCTCAATACGGTTATTATGCGATCGGAGTAAAAGATGGCTGGGGTAACGCTGGATGACATGCTCTCGTATGATGATCTGGACATTACATCCATTCCGGCTCCGGGCTGGGGTGATGGGTCGATCTGGGTACGTCGTCCAGGTATAGAAGACGGGCTTGATATCAACGACCTTGTCCAAGAGTTGATCGAAGATGGTGTGCTTAATACGGGCGACGAAGTGACGACTCTGACTAATATCCAGGTGCGTCGCGCGTTGTCTCTGTGGTATGAGGTGATTGTCCGTTGTGCGTGTAACGAGGATGGTACGCCATTGTTTAATAATTACGAGCAAGGGCGAATGATTCTGAAGCGCAAGTCAATGGATACGATCACAGCAGTGGGTCAAGCGGCATTTGCTTTCATTTACGAGGTAGATGAGCAGGACCCAAACGAGGAAGCGGTGGACTTGGAGAACGGCGTTATGCCCTCCACAGTATCGCCGCCGCCCGTGGCTATCGTACCGTAGCCCACATGTTGCGGGAGATGAGCTACCGTGAATTTCTGGACTGGCAGCGGTTCTATGCTCAGTGTGGCGGCTACCCACATGAAGTTGAGGATGTGAGATGGGCGCGGTCTGTTCTAGTGCACGCCAGCGCACCAAAGGGACAGCCAGCTTTGAAGTTGCAAGATTTCTTGATGGTGAACCGGGAGTATGAAGCCACTGAACAGTTTGAACCGGGCGAGCTTACGGCACCGACACAGGAAGCGGTTGATTTTATCCACCGATTGGCTGCGAATGGATAGCGAATGCCATCAGTAGGCGACGTAAAATCTAGACTGACGATCGACAGCAGACCCTTTACCAAGGGCATCAAGGATGCCGCCAAGGAAACGAAATCCTTGGGTAATGAGGGTCAAAAGTCGAGCGATAAGTTTAAACGCGGGATCAAGAACGCAGAACGTGAGGTCGGCAAGTTCAACACAACCCTAAAACGGTTGGGTGGGACGATTATTGCAGCCTTTGGGATCCGTGAACTCACTGGGTTTGCTCAAAGTTCGATACAGGCATCTGTCACCATAGAGGGCATGGAGCGGGCGTTTACAGCGCTACAGGGATCAAGCGCAAAAAGCGCCGAGTCGATTCGCTTTGTCGTCTCTGAATCCAACCGGTTAGGGTTGAGTTTTGAAGAAGCGGGAAGCGCATTCAAGCGGTTGACAGCCGCAACCGCTGGTTCATCGCTATCCGGTCAAACCCAACAAATATTTACTCAGATTGCTGAAGCCAGTAACAAAATCGGGGTGAATACTGCGGAATTAGAACGGGTACTTGTTCAGGTGGGGCAGAGTGCCACACGCGGATTGATTCAAACGAATGAGTTGGCAAGTATTGCCGATGCCGGATTGCCCGCATTCTTAGCTCTAGCCAACGCGATGGGCGTCAGTGTTCAGGAAGTCGATAAACTGGTGCAGTCGGGTGCTGCGGTATCCTCTCAGTTCCTAATTCCCATGTTGGAAGAAATTAACAAACTTGCTGGTGACGTAAAGACGTTCGATACGTTTGCCGGACGAGTGAATAAGCTGAAAACGAGCTTTTTCTTACTGAGTGCTGAGACGGGTAAGGTTTTAAAAGACAGCGACTTTTTGAATGAGAGCATTGGGTTTCTAACTGACATATTTAACGAAATGCGGGGCGTCTTAGCGGGCACTACTGTCGCCACTTCGGCATTTGGCAAGTCGATTGTCTTTGTCTTTAAAAGTTTAAATGAAGAACTGGCGACGTTCGGTAGGGTATTCGCGACTATTCAAATATTTAGAGATTTTGATGCTCGGGTTACTGGAAAAATAAAAGAAGTAGCCAGCGAGTTGATTGACGATGTTAAGGCGGCGTTGGGATTTGCAACGAGAGCGCAAAAAGCGGCGCTTGATGCCATAAATAATCAGCCGCGTGGTAGTGATATCACGTCGGGGGCTACGGTTCTAGATAAAATAACGGTTACCGGAAAGCGACCCAGTACACCCCCTCCGCCTATTTTACCCCCTGGTTTAGAGCGGTCACTTGCGACGTTGGATGAATTATTTAAAACGACGCAAGGCCTAGGTGATGGGTTTAGACGTGCCCGTGAAGAGTCGGATAATTTCCTATCATTGTTACAAGCGAAAGTGGGGCTTGTAAGTAGCGAGCTAGAAAAAGCGTTTGATGCGCCTGGCAAATTACGGAACCAAGACCGCATCGATGCGTTAACTAAGCTTTTGGATGGGCTACAAACCCGGATTGACTTAGAGAAAACCCTAGGTGAAGAACAAGAGCGAAACCGTCAAGGGCAGCAGGCAGCACTTAAAATTGAGCAGTTCCGGGTTCAGATTGCCAAGGAACGCCAGCAAGCAATTGATGCGGTCAAGCTCAGTGTGGAAACACCCCGTGAGCGTTTTGATCGGTCATCAAGTGAGATTAGATCGCTAGGTCTGGGTGGGGAAACTGAGGGTCGAGCGCTTGCAAAGCTGCGTGATGAGTTCGCTAAGACGTTGCCAGCAGTTCAGGCGCTTGAGTCGGTGTTTCAATCGATTGGTCAGACCTTCCAGACAAGCCTACAAGGGATCATTCAGGGCACTCAATCGGTGGGGCAGGCATTTAAGCAACTGGGTCGTAACATACTGCTATCACTTGCCAATGCGGCGCTTCAGGCGGCTATTAGTAATATTACTCGGTTGTTGAGCAGTAGTTTAGGCGGTGGTGGATCTCTGTCTGGCACCGCTGCCCGTGCATTGGTTGGCGGTATTACCAGTCAAGCCCGTGGCACCGTCACGAACGGCGAGCAACTCTCAGTCATCGGTGACAATCCCGGCGGTCGAGAGTTTGTCGTACCCTCCCAAGTGCTCAGTGAACCGATGCAGCGATTCCTAGCTCGCTCTATCCAAGCCGGACGCCCCTTAGACACGCCTAGCTTTGCCACAGGTGGCATGTCTGGCGGTAGTATGGCTGGTGGTATGGATTCAGGGTTAAACTTGATTCTGGTGGACGACAGGGACACAGCAGCGAGACGTGAGAAAGAGATACAGATGATCGATCGACGTGTAATGACCGTCGTTCTAGACGATATCGACAAGGGTCGCGGGTCTGCTGTCAAGCGGCGCTTTGAGAGAGCGGGGCGTTAACCATGCCAACTTGGCCGACCACTCCAGTCCCACAGTCCGTTGATGATGTCATGCCGAATGTGCCGATCGCGACATTCACACCGGATCAACCTGGGTATGAGATTCGTAGACGTCCAGGTAGTACGATTCGATCTGGTTTTGTGTTGACGTATGGTAATCTCAGCGGAAACAACCGAAACATCTTGAGACATTTCATCAGCAACGAAATTAACTTTGGTGCAACCGTTTTTGATTGGACGATGCCGCTACGTAACGCTATGACAATCAGTGACATAACGACTGCCACTGTGACGACTTCCAGCCCGCATTATTTTACAAAAGGTCAGTGGGTGACTGTTTCGCATACTGTTTCAGCGGATGGAAATTACCGGGTGGCAAGCACGGCTAACAACACGTCGCTCGTTTTGACTGGGCTCTCAGATACGGAATCAACCGGGTTGATCAGACCCCATTTACCCAACGCGCTTATCGTATTAGAGCAAGGGCGCATCCCAGGGTACGACAAGTTAATGGGTCCGATTGCTGACAATTATGGTCTATGGAATTGGTCCATTGCGATCCAGGGGGTAGATAGCTAATGCCTTGGTATAGCGATGATTGGGACTATGCGTCCTTATTGACAATTGATAGTGCTCAGGTGCCCAGCAATCTGGTGAATTTTCCATTGTTGGTTCATGTCACAGAATCATTATTGATTACAGAAGCCCAATCTGCTGGGCAAGATATTCTGTTTACATCATCAGATAACATGAAACTCAATCATGAAATAGAATCATTCACATCCGGTACGGGTGAGTTGTGGGCATGGGTTAAAGTTCCCTCTATTTCAAGTAGTTCCGATACACAACTATATATGTATTTTGGGAATTCCGGTGCAGCAAACCAAGAAAACATTACAGGTACTTGGGATTCAAGTTTTGCCATGGTCCAGCATCTTAATCAAGACCCTAGCGGCGGTGCGCCACAGATGCTTGATAGCACGTCGAACAATAATGACGGCACCAGTTCGGGAACCATGACATCAGGGGATTTAATTAGCGGTGGGCAGATAGATAATGCGATTCAGTTTGACGGGGTAGACGATGCGATTGATTGCGGTTCAGCCCTAAAGCCGGGGACAGGTGACTATACCATCTCATTTTGGGTTGATATGCCGATTAATAACGGCGGGGACTGTTGGGTAGCTGATAGACCTCTAGGCGCTCTGGGTTCATTCCCTGGGTTTTTTATCGGCACAGGTGGGCTAACAACTGGGGGATACCTAACGGTTGTGTTGGAAGCAACGACAGGGGCTCTCAAAGATTATAGAGACGCTGGATTTTATACCGTAGCCGAGGGGTTCTTTTATTTCACTGCGACGTTTGATAACAGCGCAGACACTCTTCTTATTTATAAAAACGGCTCTGATGTTACTTCTGACTTTACTCTTACCACAGATGATAATCTTTCAGGTTTAGATATCACATCCGCTTCTGATTTTAGAATATCAGGACGCCCCGGAACAACGACTCGGGCATTGAATGGGGTGATGGATGAGGTTCGTGTTTCTGTCGTTGCCCGTTCAGCCGATTGGATAGCAGCAGAGTACAACAACCAATCGTCTCCTGGAACGTTTGTCACTTTTAGCGCCCCATTCCCTAAGCAGACAGGGTTATATTCGACTGGGTTCATTACTAATATTAACTCTCTTTATGGCAGTCAATTACGAGAGTTGTACAAGCTGACAATTCATGAGGATCCGGTCGTTGAGTTCCGATACACGAATAACGACGAAGACATAACATATATAACGGAAACATATGAGGCGATTTTTATCCAAGTCCCCGGACTGTCAGAGGGGTCAATCGCTCGCCCTGCATCAGTATCTGTGACGGTGTTGAATGTGGATCGGCGGGTATCAAGCATTTTTGATCTGTACCATATGGCATATCTCGAATCGGGAAATATAGCACCGCTGTGGACGCTTGAGGTATGGCTAGTCAATCCAAACGCTCCCAATGATACCCCAATAGCATCTGCCATGGAATTTGAAGTAGAGGCGGTGACGTCAATCGGATTGCCATCATCCACGTTTAAGCTAAAACCTAGATATATGGCTCAAGATCGACTGTCACCAAAAGAGATTTACACACGCGATAAAGCCCCATTTTTATAGGCGATATATGGCAACGATTACGCCTGAGTACATAGCAAGTCCTGCACAACTGGCAACAGACGGTGGCTATATCGATCGTCCGTATGAGCCAGATGGGTGTTGGAATTTGGTCCGTGACTTGTACCGGGATGGTCTGGGGATTGATCTGCCAGAGTCGCACATCCGAGCTGCGCCACAGTTTGTCGAGGTGTGGTTCGATGAAGCGGGTGCGGCACCAATCGAGGATATCCTACAACCTTGGGATGTCATTATTTACAAAGTGCCATCCCGAACGGTACAGCATGTCGGAATGATCGCGTCACGTACTGAGATCATTCACACGAGAGCCAACCGTGGGGCAGCGATCGATCTGTTACGGTTGTGGCAGTCGCGTATCTTGCAGGTGTGTCGGCATGAAACGCTAACTGACTTTGCCGATATTCCTCGAAATCCGATAGCCGATCGCACTGACTTCTCGAAGCCAGATGCGTTTGGGGTGCGGATGCTGGTGAGCCCGGTGACTGCGATCGATGGTAGTCTGCGGTTCAAGCGAATCGGGTTTGATCCAGGTAAGCCTTTACGTGATTACTTTGAGCCGGGTGTGGTTGTGGCAGAGGTGCTGCGTAACTCGATACGGGTACCGGTTGAGGTGTGGGACGATATGATCCCACAGGAAGGTGAAGACTGGGTTCTGATCCCACAGTGGGGTGAGGCAGCTACTGTCACCGCTATCATTATTGAGATCGTGGTTGCTATTGCAGTATCGCTTGCTGTTTCTTACCTGTTTGCCCCACCTGACGCCAACATACGATCTGCTGATCCATCCTTTTCAGCCGATGGGATTCAGTCCACACGGGGTCCAGGTCAGCCAATCCCTGTTGGATATGGTCGCCGTCGTGTGGGACTTCATTATTTACAACGGTTTACCAGTAACCGGAATACGTTTGTTGACGACGGTACGGGTTTAACCACGTTTTCTATACTGGATGTAACAGGTGGCACGCGGGGAAATGATGACGATGATGGCGTCGCTGTTACGATTCAAACGACTGCTCCCCATGGGTTTCAACACTCTCAAAAAGTATTAATATCCGGGATTGAAGGCACGGGAAATCTGAGAAGTGTTCTGAATAAGAAGTGGATTATTACTACCGTTACGACTGATACATTTGAGTTGCTTTTTTCTAATGGGCTCAAAGGCAGCGACGTCTATACTGCCAATACTGGGACAGTCGATATCGGTCAAGAGTTACGTGTTATTGAACTGACTGACGATACAAGTAAATTTCACTTTTTGGGATCGCTCGGGCAGGGTGAGATTGAAGAAATTGAGATTGATACTCTTGAAATTAATGGGCAACCGCTCGGGAATTTCCCCGATATTAACACAGATATTACGAAGCTCGGAACGGCTGGGCAAACCCCTTTAACAGGGTTTGGGGATGTTCGGAATACGATTGCGTCAGGTCTTGAGTTAATTGAACAAGCGGAAGGTCATGACTATACCACTCAATCAGCCGTAACTGGGTTTGGTCTTAACCTCGAATGGCGCGGTGGACTGTACCACGTAGGCGGCGGCGGCTCAATTGTAGGCAATGTTGTTACAGTGACTTACAAGTATCGAGTTAATAATCCGCAGGGGGCATGGTCAACTGCTGTGCCATTTCAGGCACGAGGATCCAAAACAGGTACCGTTCGTATGGGTATTGAGCAAACGGGCTTAGCTCTAGATACTTACGACATCAACATTGTGGTATCCGATCCACGTTGGAACAATCCGGGCGACCAATGGATTCCGCACCTCTCTGGGGTGACTCACATAACTGATAATGTTCAGGCTTACCCCAACTGGGCACTGTTGGGTGGGTCATTCCAGTTTAATCCACAAGTCCAGGGCTCCTTTCCCAATATTACGGTGGTTAAGAAGGGGGTTAAGGTCCGAATTGGATCGTTTGGTGCGACTCCCGCGTATTCAGCTAATCCCGCTTGGTGTCTAATGGACTACATGACCAATACGCGCTACGGCATGGGCATCCCTGACGCTGGGATTGATCTACCGGCATTCCAAACGTTTGCGGATTACTGTGATGAGGATGTGAGCGGCAGACCTCGTCATGTGATGGCGTTGGAATTGGACACACGGGTATCTCAGCAGCGTGTGTTTGAGGTCATGCTTCAATCGAGCCGTACCGAGTTGATCTATCTGTATGGCAAGTGGGCACCGCGCGTGACCCGGAACGATCCCGCCAGCTACGTCTTTTCGTGGTCTAATGTCCGCAATTTCGATCTCTCAATGATTCGCGATCCCAACACCATCAACGTGATACAGACGCAGTTCCTCAACGAAGATAATAACTTCGAAGAAGAAGTTTACGAGTATCCCGAAGCTGTCGCTCAATCAGCTGAAGTGTTTGCGGAGTCAATCGAGTTACGGGGCGTCACCAATCCGGTAGAAGTCGCGGCTTTTAGTAAGATTTCCCTCGGGCTGTTCCAACTCCCCGCCTTCTCATTTTCGTTTGAAGCCCCACCGGAAGCGATCTTAGTCCAAAAGCATATGGTCATCGGGATTTCTCACGATGTGATGGGATGGGGTGTTGCTGGGCGTGTGATGCCGGATGCGGGCAACTCAACCACGTCATTTAAAGTTGATCAAGATATTACGATTGACGGGGGTAAATCCTACCATGTTTACGTGATGTTCCCGGATGGGTCATACGAAGTTAAATTTCTCGATACGGCTGTAGGAACACACGACAATATCGTAGTAAATGTAGCATCCCCGTTCTCTCAAGTCCCCACCGATGAAGATACACGCTGGGTGCTGGGTGAGAATTCACCAGTCAATACGGCGATCAAATTGGGTCGGGTTGAGGATGTGGTACTGCTTAAAGATGGATGGGTGCGGTTGTCCGGCGTGCATCACAACTCGTTTGTTTACGGTAATGAGCCACCCGGGCCCGTTCTGCCTACCAGTAACTTGCCGCGACTTCAGGGGCCACCTCCGCCGATTGTAAGTGCTACAGCGGTCGAGAATCTACAAAGCCTAGGCACAGGTGCTAGACAAAGCGTTGTGCTCTTATCATGGGATATTGGCGCACAGGGACGCTATGCCCCATACGGTGGGGCGATCATCCTGCGTCGAGAGATTTTACAGGGTGGACTTGCGGGGAATATCCAGACGGCGATCGCGACATTTGCAGAGGACATGAATCCGCTCGATGAGTTGACAGGTGGGTACTCTCGGATTGGTTTTACTCAAGGGTTTAACTATAGCGACTCGACCGTTATTCCGGGGTTAACGTATGAATATCGGATCATACCCGTCTCAGGGATCAATACTCCGAACAACGTCGGTTATTATAATATTATCCTGCATGTACACGGTGGCGCTGCTACTGAGTTTGCGCCTGGTCCGCCCCAGAATGTCCAACTGTTTGTCAAAAATGAGGCGGGCACTTTTGTTGAGGCAGGGCTAGCCGATGATGGGCTGTTTGATACCGGTAGTGTTGAGTATATCGGTGAGGACGTCCAATTCCGCTGGGGTGCGCCAGCCGGATTTGAGGAAGGTCAAGCGGTACTATTCGTTAACCGTTACCGTGTCCAGGTCTGGACGGGTACTGGCTCTGCTTTACTACATGAAGACATTGTCACCTCGAAATCTTTCAACTACCCCAAATCTTTGAACCTGGACGATTCGATCCGTATCGGGTTTACGTATCCACACCGAGCCATTGTGTTTCGGGTGTGGGCGATCAGTAATGTGGATGTTGAATCCTCAACTTACGCTCAGCTGGCGATCCTCAACCAAGCGGTTGACATGAGTAGCCATACCCCAGTGGTCAGACCGTTATTGTCAGCGGCACAACTTGATTGGTCGGCATTCAACCCACCGACCGACATTGATCGATATGATATTTTACTTGAAACCACGTCTCCGCCCAATACCGTCTACAAGACGATTGACGGTAAGGCGACGAAGACTGAACTTACGGATCTTGATTCTGCCTTGACTTATTTTGTACGGATGCGGGCGTATGACCCATTCGGGCTGTCCCCAGTGGCGCTATGGACGCCAACCGTATCCTTTATGCCTAATGGGCTGGGTGCTGGGCAATTGGATGCCCTACCACCGTCAGTGCCGACTGGTGTGACGCTTACCGCAGGGGCAGAAATACAGGCAGACGGGGCGCAGATATCATTTGTGGATATCAACTGGGATGCGTCAACTGATCCTGAGGGGTCGGACGTCCATTATCAGGTTAACTATCGGTTTGGTGCGGTACCTACTGAGCGGCTTTATACGATTGGATCGGTTGAGGGTACATCGTATCGGATATCGCCAGTTCCGGGGCTTACCGAAGTGGGTGTATCGATTGCGGCATCTGATCGGATTCGGAATGTCTCCGATTTTAGCGCCGAGGTGATTATACAGACCGCAGGGGATGCTACCCCGCCGGGGGATGTGACTTCTCTTAGTGCCAACGGCTATTTACGTACTATTATCTTAAACTTTATTCCACCGTCTGACGCTGATCTGAGCCATGTTGAGGTGCATGCTTCCTTAACCAACGATCGAAGCAATTCGTTTCTATCCGGGAGGGCTGCTGCTAATACCTCATTTTATAATTTCAATGTCGATGCTGGTAATTCAACACTTAACAACAATGAAGAGTGGTTTTTCTGGGTTCGCCCGGTTGATACGTCTGGTAATTTGGGTGGATTTTTCCCAACAGGCGCAACGGCTGGTGTTTCAGGTACCACGAGCGATCCGGGTCTTGACCCAATTACAGGAAGCGATATTGTTGATCGGACAGTGACGGGTATCAAGATCGCGTTAGCTGAGAACGAGGGGATTAAAGGCGAAAACATCGTAACGGGTGAAATACTCGCAGATCATATTGCAGCCGGACAAATTGATGCAATCCATATCACGGCGGGTGGTATTACTTCGGGTTGGTTATCGACGAGTGAATTGATTACAACAAGCGCACAAATTGCAGACGCAACCATTGTTGATGCCCATATCACCGACTTAACTGCCGCCAAATTAACAGCCGGTAATATCACAGCCGATCTCACCTTAGGCGTCGGGACTTTTCTTAAGATAAGCGGCTCTCTAGAGCGAATTGGTGCGTTTGATGCACAAGACCCCCCAGTCTTACGTGTCGCAATGGGTAATTTAGGGGTTGGAAATACTGCATGGGGGCTTCGGGTTTGGGATGAAAATGGAGTCTTACAATTTGACACAATAGCGGGTGGCGTTAGTGCAGCCGGAATACAAACGGGTGTCGTGAATGCCAGCCATATTGAAACAGATACGATTACAGCGGATCACATACAGTCCGGTGTTTTGATCATTACAGATGTTGCTCAGATTGATGATGAGATTGTTGAAACCTCTCATATCAAAGATTTAACGGTTGACACGATTAAAATTGCAAACGGGGCCATCACGGGATTCGTTGGGGCAGAAACCGTACACACTGCGACATCTGTTCCGGTTGGCCCCTTATTTGACCCTGTGGTGAGCATTGTAGTCCCTGCCATTTCAGCGGGTGAACACCTACAAATCACCGCAGTGGTAAGCTGCCGCGTGTCCACTGAGTCGGGTTCTACGACATTTTTACAGTTTCATATTCGAGACGAAACGGGTATTCAGGATACGAGAGTGGTCGGTACTCACGACTGGATCGAGTCCGAATGCACGCTGATGTATAACGAGGTGGTTGGAGTGGGTAGAGGGTCAGAAACGTGGAAAGTGACAGCGTTGGCATTTGGGGGCGGTACATCCACTCATCTATTGCTACAAACCGCTCAAATGCGGGTCGTTGTTACTAAAAAGTAGGGTGTTATGGCTATAATCGCATACGAAAAGTTAAGCGGTAAAATTGTCCAAATCTTTAGGGTATCCGGCGGTATGGAAATGGATTGTCTAGTCGGTGTTCCTGATGCTCACCCCTCAATGCGACAAGTCAACAGGTGGTCGGTTAAGGATGGGGTGTTGACAGAGAAGACCCAGTGTGTCATGACGTCACCCAACCCGGTCGTGGCGAATGCGGAATCAATGATACAAATCGATCCATTTCCTGATATTGCCCCTCTTGTCATACAGGATGACGTGCCTCTACCCTTAGACATTCGGGTTGACGGTGTTTATTTTACAGCCCCATCGGTAGGTATGATACTGGTTCAGATGCCAGAGAACCCTGGTTTTTATGCGGATGAACTCATGATTGTAGTGGGAGAATCAAGTGGCTAAAATAGGCGACGGTGTGATTGCAGGCGGTACTCAAGCCTGGCCGGGCGGTGTCGATACCCGAGAGACTTTCCTGAATTCCGCCAATCCCGACGCGGACAGTGTTTACCGGATTGATGCTGAAGTGGTGAACGATCTAGGGGCTTATGCTTTATCGATTACAGCGGAATTAGGCAACGATCCGGCAGGGATACATGCGAGCGTGCAAGCGCGGTTAGAGGCGATCGAAGCACGGCTAGATGCTCTGGAGGCATAACGAATGGCTGGGTTTACTCCTAAAAGTCTCACAATCGCGACAGGTGCTGCAACGTTTGCAAGTCCCGAAGTGACAACCGCCAACGCAACGGTTGACGGGATCGCGCCATCCGCTCTCGGGTCTGGTAACTTTGTGGACAAAGCGCGGTGGGATGATACAGTGCGCTCGCTGTGGGCTTACGACTTAGTGATTGCCCCTGAGAGCGGTGTGGAGGACAACCTAGACACGATCACTACTACCCCAGCGGCAACCGACGGTAATCGCATTACGATTTGGGCGGCATCTGGCGACACAATCCATATTATGCACGATACTGGGAATTTTAAAATTGGCAATTCAGCCGCATACGCTCAGATCGACATTGTCGGACCCTACAGCAATGCGTCATTCACTTTTTCAGGGGGTAAATGGTGTGAAACTAGCCGTAATTATATCGTGCCTTAGCCTTCTGTTGGCGTCTCTGGCGTTTGCTCAGCCACCCTCTCAGCTCATGATCCGAGGCAATATTTTCCATACAGATGGGTCCACAAAAGTTCCGGCTGACTTGGCGTCACTACCAGCTGAGCCTTGTATATCCGGTACAACTGTGATACTCGATAAAACGGGTGTGCTCCCTAGTGAGTTATATGTCTGTGATGATCGGGGTGCGGGTCTGAAGTGGTTTGAGGTGGCAATCGATGCCGGAATCACAAATGAGCGACAGGTTCCCGTTGCGTTTTCAGCAGCGTCTTTTGAGGTGGATGGAACGATTTGCGAAGTACCTGAAATATTAGCAATTACCACACAAAATGCTGAGATTGCAGATCATCGTGTGGTGAGTTGCGTTACTAAAAGTACAAGCGGAAAAATAACCTCAAGCGTTGGTCTTGGCGCAGATGTGAAGGCGAGCACTAATATCGATGTATGGGTACAAGGTATCAACCATGGGACAACCCCAGCGGGTAGTTTAGACTTTAATATCTGGGCAAAATGCGAAGATGCGGCATCTGATCTCGCCACGATTAACTTTGGCGCGGCTCAAAAAGCAACAATTGAATTCGACAGTGTGCCAAAAGACAGATGGGTGATGTCAAACGCGGGGACAGCTTTGACGCTTGTCCCAGGGGGCACATGTGGTGCCTATTCAAGGCTCACGATTCAGCTAAAAATGCTTGCAGGTGCTGGCGAATCTGACACAACGCTATCGGATGCGTATGTGATTCAGGTGTTAGCTACATATACATCACTGGGGTTTTAAGATATGGCGGTACTGCTAGTAATATTATCGCTTTTGGTGTTGCCGAGTTACGGGTTTGCTGCGACCTTATACGCGGATAAAGCGAATACGTGTCCAGGTGTTGGAACTATTGGTGATCCGTTTTGCACCGTTCAACAAGCGTCTGATGCGTCGAATGCGGGTGATATAATTGAGATCGTAGGCGGATCGTATACCGAGTCGGTAACGGTTAGTCGAAGCGGAACATCCGGTAATTATATTACATTTAAACCAAAACCCCAGACTGGAACCGTCTTTTTCAAAAATGACAACGCGGGCCAATATCTAGGCGCTTGGCGGTTTATGAACGGCACAAGCTGGGTAAGGTTAGAGGGTATTACGTTTAAAGATTCCCCTGCTAACTACGCGGTTCAAATTGAGCATACAGAATCGAATCAAGGTGATGTAAACTTTTTCACGCCTGGTGAGACGGGGGCACCAGCGAATTCAATGGACACAACCGTTCATCATATTCAAATTGTGGGGAATACGTTTCAGAATGTGGGGAACAACTTTCAGAACTTTATGGCTCCCGTTCTTATGAAAAATGTCCGGGATATTGAAATTCTCGATAATATCTTTATTGATACATATGGCTATCATATTTACAACTTGTCTAGTTACAGAAATATTATACGAGGCAACACGATCACAGGTGGACGGGGATCGTTTGTCAACTTTGCGCCTACCCGCCCGATTATGGTGGGGATTCAAGTAGCTGAGAGCGGTGGTGTTGAGGTATTCCCAGGCGGTACACAGCGGCGCAACGGGTATCATACAATCGAGAATAACACGATTACAGCAGCAGCTGTAGCTGTTGTGAACACGGGAGATGCTAACGGTATTTGGTGTAATGAAGCGGGGCATAATAGTCTTGTAAAAGGCAATATAGTAAGCGGGCACTCACGGGGGGTTTATCTCGATGGCCGTTGTCACGCATGGGAGGTGACAGAGAATCAGTTATACCAAAATCAATTAGGTCTTCAAACTGCCACAACTTATGTATTTACAACACATAATCATATTATTCATCATAATGTTATGTATCTGAACTCTCAATGGGGCGCTGCATTTTTCCGTTCAGAGCTTAACGAATTCCGCGATAATATATTATATAACAATGTCTTTGGTCAATTGGTGGTTGGGTCGGAATCAATCCCTGGCACGATTATGGGAGGGGTTGAGGGAGGTCGGCTAAGTCTTGGTGGAAATACGTTTTTTAACAATCTGATGTTTAAAGACGGCACAACTGATGTTGGGGTATGGGATTGTCCTTTAAATACTGACGAAGGAACGCTGCGTGAGCGGTTATGCTTGAGTGATGGCCCTTATGTTTCGGGTGTTATTCAAACGTTCACTTCGTTTAATTCCTTGTCAGGAAGTACGGGGAATGTCAATTCCGATCCATTATTTGTGGATAAACCGGCTGACTTCAATCTTAATCCGGGATCACCTGCAATTGACGCCGACAGTTTAGGGACTGATATGGGCGCTTATCCAGGTGTGGTTGTTATTCCTAACACTATTGCACAGAGTGGTATGTCTATTTTCTCGGTAAGTAGCCAAGAGGAGGTGAGCGAAACCGCACCTGCCTCTAATGCCCTTGATGGGGATATCCTAACTCATTGGCATTCAGGGTATACACCGAGTGCGATTCCGTATCCGCATTTTGTTGTCTTCGATTTGGGCGCAACGTATGAACTCACACAAATTGGCACGGTATCAAGGCGCGGGCATCTTAATGGTGTTGTAGCTGACTTTGAAATTTATGTGAGTAGCTCCGGTAGTGGGTTTCCTCCAACGCCTGATGCGACGAATACGGGATCGGATACCGCCACATCTCTTGTCACGACGTTACCTGCTGATACAATCGGTCGGTATGTCATGTTTAAGGCAATTAATGCTGTGAACGGTCGGGAGTTTGCGGCGTTGGCGGAATTTACAGCAGTCGGAACACCAGCCGAAGAGCCCGCAGGTACCACTCATTGGGTATCAAAGGAGACTGGGGATGACACTCGCAGTTGTTTGGTGATTGAGAGTCAGAATACACCCGCTCAGACGATACAACGCGGTATTAATTGCCATAATGGACCAGGTCAAGTGATCGTGGGTCCAGGCTCCTATCCTGAGTTTCTTTATATTACAGAGCCTCAAGCTGGGGTTTCGGGTGATCCGTTTATTTTACGTGCCCAAACACCTGGCACGGTCACTATTAATGTGACGGGACTCAGCCACCCAAATGCGTTTTGGCCCGTGATATATGTGAGCAACACAAGCTATGTACATGTACAAGACATATCGATCGTGGGAGCTGCCGTTTCTGATGCGATAGGGACCGAGGGTGTGGGGGCTTACAACTCATCTCACCACATTTTATTTGATAATCTTGTCATCAACGGCACTAAGAATTCCTGCGTGGTACTGTCTGACCACTCAGTCAATAACATTACTGTCCAAAACTCGGTATTCCAAAATACGGGCGGCGATTTTTGTATTTTTGTACAGGAAGCTGAGGACATTAAAATCCTCAACAATCGGTTTACTCACGATACCTCAACCGGAAACCTTGATTCCATCGCAATCCAGAATTCACAAAACGTGCTTGTTGAGGGAAATCTAATTGAATGTGGATGTGATGGGATTGACGTGGGCGGGGATTCCACTACTTTGACGGATTTGGTAATCATTAGAAGTAATACCGTTCAAGATGCGGGAAGCGCGAACGGCTGTACAACAGATCGGGCGTTTGCGGTTAGTGGCGGAAGCGGGAATAGCCCGTTGGGAAACCACCATATTTCATTCTTACACAATGTGGCATCCGGTCTACTGGGATCGTCGGCTTCAGGGTCGGGTTTTGAAGCGTCTCAAGGGGCGCATGACTTGGTATACTTTGGTAACGTGGCATATAACACCTTCCGCCCGTTGTGGCTAAAAGGTCAGTGTTTCCCCACAGGTAATAGCTTTGAGTTGTCTGATATTGATATCCGAAACAACATATTCGTTGGTACATTGGATTCACCGGGTGCTATTTCTCAATGGGACATGGATGATCCGGGAAGTGTCACGCTGAAAAGTAATCATCTGTATTCAGTGAGCGGGGATCGCCCGTTGTACTTATGGGACGAAGACGGGATTGCCGATGGGGTGTTTTGTAGTGATCCCGACATTGCATCACTTGATTTGGCTGCATTTACGACATCTACAAGTGAAGGCACCACGAGTGCTACTGGTGATCCTCTGTTTGCGGGCGTCTCAACGGACGATTTTAGTCTCGCATCTGGTTCGGGCGCGATTGATAGCGGTGATTTCTATATGCTTACAGACGGCGGTGGAACAGATACGTCAACGATTACAGTTGACTGTAATCCCCGGCAATATTTCACCTATGACGATCAATTTTATTTACATGTCGGCGATACGATTCAAGTTGAAGATGCAACTCCAAGTACGGTAAGAGTGACGGGCCTTTCGGCTACCACGATCACTGTGACTCCAACTATTACATTTTCGACGGGTAAAGGGGTACATCGCCCTTGGTTGGGTGATGGTCCCGATAAAGGGGCATATGATACGTCAACGGCAGGCGGAATGACTGCGGAAGTTCCAGATGTTGTGGGCTTGACTCAGGCTGCTGCTACCTCGGCAATTAACGCAGTAAGTGGACTCAGTACCGGTACAGTCACTCAGGCTAGTAGCGAAAGCGTCGCTGTAGGTCTCGTGATTAGTCAAAATCCCGCAGGCGGCACATTGGCATTTACCCCGGCAATTGTCACATTTGAAATTAGTACGGGTCCATCTGGAAGTGTGGTGGATAACGAGAGTTGTGAAACGACTGGCACTCAAGTTGAAACAAGTGACAATCTGACCACCATACTTGACGCATCCAGCGGTGGGGATGTGTTTTTATTACGGGCTGGCACGCACACACTGACAGCAGATGCCGAGTTTGGGTTCGCTAGCTCATCAAATCCAATTACGGTTAAGCCGTATAATTGCGAAGCGGTTACGATCTCAATCAATTCCGGGTTTACCATCGTAATGGAAGACTGGGGAATATTGGCCGGGTTAACGATTACTGGAACGGGTAATAATGTGGTGACACTAGAAAGCCTGGGAGCCAGCACAGTCAATGATAATGTGATACGCAATAACGTCATCACGGGGAGCGTGCCAGTACGTGTAACGGGGCGTGTGACGAGAACATTGATCGAGGGTAACGATCTGACAAGCTCGATTGATATTGATTCGGTGATTATCATCGAAGAAGGGAACGGCGTCACCCCTACTGCCACTACGTGCACCAATAACCTTTGGAATGGTACACTTGGAAGCGAGTGCACGGCACCTGATGAGGTCTCAACCGTTGCAGTTCCCGATGTGGTGGACACAACTGAGGCGGCTGCGACTTCCACAATTGAAGCCGCCGGGTTGGTTGTGGGTGTTGTAACGGATGTGGATGCGCCCGGTACCACAGTCGGTGAAGTGGCAAGTCAGAGCCCGGTGGCGACGACAGTGGTGGTGCTCGGATCGGCTGTCGATTTGAATATCAGTGCAGCGGCGACGGTGGCAGTTCCCACCTGTATCGGGCTCACTCAAGCCGCAGGTGAGGCGGCAATTGAAGCGGCTGGGTTGGTGGTTGGCACCATTGATCAAGTGGATGCACCAGGGGTTACTATTGGGGAAATATCTGCATGTGACCCAGTGGCTACGACGCAGGTCACTCTTGGATCGACGGTTGATATAGATGTTAGCGCGTTTACGGGCACTCGGCGTCGGATTAACCCTGTGATTTTACACTAACTGGAGATTGATATGGCAAATTTACAACTCGGCGTTGCCACACGTGAAGCCCGTTTAGATGCGATTGAAACGGCGATTGGTACTGCGCCTATTTTGCGGATGCGGACAGGGGCACAACCGGCTGATTGTGCCACTGCATCATCTGGAACTGTCTTAGCCACTTTGACATTGCCTTCTGATTGGCTGGAAGCAGCCGGGGCAACCACAGCGGGTCAAAAAGGTAAGTTGGGTACATGGGAAGACACCAGCGCAGATGCTACCGGAACGGTTGCTCACTTTGAAATTCATAACAGTGCTGATACAGTATGCCATATGCGCGGGGATGTAACAGCTACGTCTGGTGGTGGCGATATCGAAGTGGATTCCACAGAATTTACAGCAGCTCAAGCGTTTACGATTACCACGTTTATTCTCATTGACGGGAATGCGTAATTTGAAATCGATTATACTGCTACTTATCGCGGGGCTTGTAGCCAGTACTGTTGCAGCCCAAACACTGACATGGAATCCGTCTACCACGTTGATAGACGGACGGCCCATCCCGCCAGATGAAGTGGTGAAGTATCGCGTCTTTGTGGGGCCAGATGTGGACAGTCTAACCGAACGAGCCGAGCTGGTGCTGACCCGGATTACGTTTGAGGATATGGCTGTGGACAAGGATGACAGGTGGGTCGCGGTAGAGGCGTCAACCGATACACGTCTGAGTAGTCGAAGTGAGCCTCTCAAGCTGATACCAATCAATGTTAAGTTTCGATTATCGGTTGAGTATACGTTACCATAGGAGTTTGATTATGGCTGACGAAGACATTGCAAAACAAGCACGTCGTGGAGACCGTTACATTGACTTTAGAGGGCAAGTGCAGAGTGCATTTCAGGCACTTAACCAGGTTAAAAACCGGATCGGGCAAGACCGGGCTGACCTTGAAACAGAGTTCGGGCCAGCATCTGACGAAGTGGCAGAAGTTGACGCCCTTTTCGCTGCCTTGCAGGCTCGTGTTACTAACTTTGCAGCTGGTTACTAATTATGGCAGGTTGGGGGGCGCTTGGGACGCCCCTAACTGTAGCAGGTAGTGGACATTGCGCGATGGCGCATTTGACTGCGACGTCCATCGCGTATTTTGAACAAAACCTTGACAAATTAAGAAAATTAGACTGGGATGGTACCGACTGGTCTCAGGATGGGGCTGATCTTACCATATCATCCGCTGGCACCTCAGCTCTAGCAGGTCTAAACACCACAGACGTTGCTTTTTTTGATATAAGTCAAGATGATTTACGACTTTATAGGTGGGGCGGTAGTAGCTGGTCACAGATTGGGAATGACCTCAATATAAGTGGGGCGGGCGAGCCAGCTCTAGCGGCATTAACAAGCACTAGCGTGGCCTTTATAGATAGCAATAATGATTCACTACGCAAATATGATTTTGACGGCACCGACTGGACACTGACTGGTAATCCCCTAGCTGTCGGAAGCGTGGGTAACCCCGCCTTAGCAGGTCTAAACACCACAGATGTTGCCTTTATTGATATAAATGGTGATGATTTACGACTTTATCGTTTCGATGGAACCGACTGGTCACAGATTGGGAATGACCTCAATTTACCGGGGATAACATATCCTGCTTTAGCTTTCTTGTCGAGCACTACTGTTGCCTACTGTGATACAAACAATAACGAATTGCGGAAGTACTCTTTTGATGGTACAGACTGGACATTAGTGGGAAATGGATTGTCTGTTCCTGGGATTATACGTCCAGGCTTAGTCGGTTTAGATAGCACAGATATTGTCCTTGGAGATAGTTCTATTGATTCAATCAAGACATACTCCTTTGACGGCACCGACTGGGCTCAGATTGGTAATGATTTTGGGATCCCCGGAATAGATAAGCCTGCGGCCGCTGCCCTAAACTCAACAGATGTGGCTGTTATAGGTGGTCTCAATGACAGCCTTAGACTATATCGCTTTAATGGTAGTGTCTGGGTTACAGTCGGGAATGAGCTTGCGATACCTTCAACCGGGAATCCCTCCTTAGCAGGTCTAAACACCACAGACGTTGCTTTTTTTGATACAATTCAAGATGATTTACGACTTTATCGTTTTGATGGCACTGATTGGTCACAGATTGGGAATGACCTCAATATAAGTGGGGCGGGTGGTGTAGCGGCGCTAGCGGCATTAACAAGCACTAGCGTGGCCTTTATAGATAGCACTAATGATTCACTACGAAAATATGACTTTGACGGCACCGACTGGACGCCGACTGGTAATGCCCTAGCTATCACGGGCGTTGGTGATAACCCCGCCTTAGCAGGTCTAAACACCACAGATGTTGCCTTTATTGATACAACTCAAGATGATTTACGACTTTATCGTTTTGATGGCACTGATTGGTCACAGATTGGGAATGACCTCAAAATAACGGGGAACCCAGTGAGGCCAACCCTAGGCGCACTAAATTCAACGGATGTGGCTTTTTACGACTACAATCTGGAAGACCTCAGGACATACTCTTTCGACGGCACCGACTGGGCTGAAGTACCTGATGAATTAAATATACCAGGGACCGTTGATCTGTGTGCTATAGCAGCGCTAAATGGGTCTGATATTGCGTTCATTAATGAGGCCACATTCGATATCCAAGCTTATCGGTTTGCCCCTTACTTTGTCGCTGGAGGAGGGGATAGTGCTCCCTTCTTTATGCGTCGCAAAGTCCAACGTCAATCTCTACTTGTAAGGTGAGCCATGTCACGCATGTATAGTGCATCATTTACAGATGTGGCAGTGTCTGCCATACAAGACTTGTGGGAACTTAACGCTCCGGCTGACAGTGTGGTGGTCATTCATAGTATCGTGATTGGTCAAAACTCAGACTACGGGGATGCCGCAGCAGAAGGGTTGACGTTACAGCTTTCTCGCTCCACTGGGACCAGTGGATCGGGCGGCACGACGCCTACTGCTGCCGCTCATCAAGTGGGCGACGCCGCATTCGGTGGCACCGTAGAGGCCAACAACACCACGCAAGCCACAACAACTACGGTGATTCGCGCTGATGCGTTCAATATTCAAGGTGGCTGGGTATATCAACCAACACCTGAAGAACGGATCGTGATCTCACCATCTGGTCGTGTGGTTCTAGAGCTCCCGTCTGCACCAACGCCAGACGCCATAACTATGAGTAGCACCATAACGTTTGAGGAAATCGGGGGCTAATTAATGCCAGGGTTGACTGTTGGAGTTTACCGTAAGCGCTGGGTGCGTCCGTTAAGGCGTCAATGGATTATATCGTCTGTTGCAACCGCCGCAACCACTGGTGATGCGTCAATAACTCTCGGCGCATTGACGACTTCAGCCACTGGCACGTTACCGATTACGGCTGATTCTACGATCACCCTTGGCACTCTGACGACTTCAGCCACTGGCACGTTACCGATTACGGCTGATTCTACGATCACCCTTGGCACTCTGACGACTTCAGCCACTGGCACGTTACCGATTACGGCTGATTCTACGCTCACCCTTGGCACTCTGA